TGCATACCTGGGCGAAGTCAGGGAACAGGACGGCGGCGCTTTGTGCCTGCATCTTCTTCTGGTTGAATTCGATGCGGTCTGCAACTGCATTGGCCTCGATCTTGGCATTCGCCAGCGCGACCGATACCTTGTCGCGCATGGAGTCGAGCGACTTCAGCCCTTTGATGACTTCGCCAAAGTTGGCTACCTCGGGCTTGAACTGAACGCCGACGCGATGTTGCAGCGCAACGACGTAATCCCCAAGTTCTTTTCCGGCCTTCAGGACAATATCGATCTTCCGGCTTTCCTTCTCGGCCTTCACCAGCTTGTCGAGCGTCAGGCGCTTGCTGCACATTTCCGCCTTCAGGCTGTCGATGGTGCGGAACAGTTGGTCAATGCTCTCCGTCTGCGCCAGGGCTTGCTGCTTGACCAGATCAAGCCGCTTCTCGCCGTCGTCAAGGAACTTCACCATCTTGTCGGCGTTGGCGAAGTCGGCATCCGTTACCAGCGTAGTGTTGATCGACTGGATACGCGCCAGCACAGCAGATTGGAACGTCGCCAGGTTCGAGGCTGTGACTTGCCCGACCAGTTGCACGGTGAGCGCCGGCAGATCCTCGATGACATCGGCGACCGGCGCCGCGACTTTCTCGACGTGCTGGTATTCTGCAACGTCTTCGTCAAATTGCTTCCACGTCGGGCGAATCCTGGCCTTGGCCTCGGCGGTCGGAGTGTGCCAGCAATGAACGCACTTCTCTGGCGTGCCATCTGTGACCATGAATAGGATGCGCTCGAATCCGAATACCAGCCCTTGCTGGTCAAGCTGACCGACATGGGTTTCTGGAACGCGCCCGGTAGAGGCGACGGCCTCGGCGAGTTCGGTATTCCATTGCTTGCACTCCCACCCGGTATCAAGAAGCATCGTTGCGCCGTCAGAGCTTGCGCCGAGATAGCCGTCATTTGACGTTGCAACAATCGGGAACAACTCTTCTCCGATGATCTTCTCTGCGAGAGGCCGAGCCATAGCCTCTATACGATGCCCATCAGGAAAAATTTTCTCTTCCACATAAGGAGAGAATTCGCGTTCGATTCCGGTTGCCGCCTCCCGAACAAGATCGGCCCTACTGAATTTCTTGCTAAAGCCCTGGGCAGAAGGGTAGTCGCTGGCGTTGCGCGTGTTCTTGCGGGCAGCCTTCCATTCCGGCGTGCCTTGTTGTACGGATAGTTCGATCACGATGCTTCTCCTTGTTCGTAAGCCTTGGTGAAATCGCCGTCGATCACGCCGTCGTTGTCGATGTGAGCCGGCTTGTTGATTGCCGCCTTCTGTTCTTCGGACAGCGTGTATTTCGTTGAAGACCTGGCAATAATCTGCTCGGCAGTTGCCTTGCCGCCCGCAATGGCTTCGAGCCACTTTGGAAGGTTCTCGGCGAAACCGCTTTGCGGATATGGCGGAAGCGGCGCGGCCGGCTGATGACCAGCGGCTTGCTCACGATTGCGCTCAATCTCGCGTAACTCTTCCGGCAAGTCTTCAATGTCTTGCGTGAAGCAGTCAGAGGCGGCGGTGACGTTCAGGGTCATGGCAACCTGGGCGCGCTTCACGGCCATTTTCAACACCGTGTTTGCAATGTCGGCCGGCTCAGTGCGGATCTGGTTGGTGGTCTGCGTCTTCCCTTGGTAAACGCTGTACTTGATGCGGCGCCGATCAACCGGAGTTGCCTCGAATTCCTCGTTGCATACAGCGCGGCGCCACTTGTATTTTTCTTCGTTGGAAGAGCATTCGCCAACACCCTCGCCAAGCACGGTAAGGGTTGTCTGGTGCGTCCCGACGCAAGTAACCCGGTAGCGCACGCAATCCGTGTTCGACAGGTCTTCGATCTTGTAGCTTGGCGCCACGCGAAACGATACGCAAAGAACCTCGGCGCCCGGCTTGTAGAGGCTCGGCTTCTTGCTTCCTGGGATCACGCCGTAATGTGTCTCGCGGATCATCACGGCCTTCATTACCTCTTGAACCCGGTTGACGTGATCGCGCATCTGTCCGGCCGTCAATGCCTTCTGCTCTTGCTGGGTGGCGATTACTTCGTTGCTCATTTGTTCCTCTCCTTGATTAAGCGCTCTTCGCGCTGCTGGTCTGCGTGTTCGCTTTCGTCTGCTGCGTAGCACTCGTAGCACTGGCCCCGCTTGTAGGCGTAGTGCTCGCCACAGGTCTTGCACACATCGGGCGGATTGAATTCGCGGTCGTTAGTCATTGCGATTCCCTGGTGGCTTTTGCGATCGCGGCGCGGGCTTCTACCAGGCCGGGAATAACATTCGCGTTTTCGTCGGAAATAGTCGCCCACCCCTGTGCCATTCGTTGCAGAGCCGCCAGCAAATCAGGCGCGGCGGCGATCAGCGCAACGTCCTCTTCGGCGAAAACTCCGGCGACGGCGAGTTCTGCATAAAACTTGCCGTCCTTGGCCTTTGCCGAATAAATGCTTCCGTTGTGCTTAATCCACGGCCCCGGTGTGTGCTTGGTGGTCATTTCCACGTCCTCCGGTAGTTGCGGCGCCATGTCCAGATGCGCATTCCGATCAGCGCCAGGATCAAGCCTGACACCCGCCCGAATGACGGCATCACGTTGGTTGCTGCTGCCAGGCCGACGCTGAAATACAGGTACGGCAGAAGCTCATAGATTGGTCGGGGGATCATTGTTTCCTCACTTGAAAATCAGAACTGCAAGAATGATTACCGTGGCGAAGATGATTACCGACGAGAGCATCGCCATGCTGTTGAAATCCTCTTCGCGGTCGGATTGCCATTGGGTCATGCCATGCCCCAAACAACCCGCTTTCCTGGTGGGAGCGTTGCGTTGTATTCGGAGCGCACCCGGGCGAGTTCTTTGCGGGCCATGCCGCGGGCGATGATGATCCGGCCTTGCAACAGGCGATCACCAACACACGCCAGGCATTCGTTCTGCCCGTAGATGGTGATTTCCAGGGAGCGGATCTGGTACAGCAGGATCGCTCGCTTGATGGTGTTCAGAAGTGCTTTCATGCTTTCCTCCTTATGAATTCAAAGCCCACTGTGTTTCGCTGCTCACGCCCTGCTTGGCGCTGCATTGGCGCCGGCCGGATCAAACGGAACCGCCACGTTGTCGAAGCCGATCCTGATCTCGTCGCCCTTGTAGCCGTCGACCACAGCAACGCCTGGCAGATAAACAGGATCTTTATTGTTTTTGATGAAAAGCTCGTTTGCCATGTCGATGTTGCTTTCGTCGCAGATTCCTGCGCACTTCAGAACATTTCCGCCGTAAGCGGCTAGTGGCCGGTAGAAATACAGTTCGCTCATTTCGTTCTCCTTTTTTATCCCGCATCACTATCTTAGACGACTAAGACCGGAACAGTCAAGAAAAATATTAGCCGTCTAAGAACTATTTTCAAAGGTTCAGGCTGTTGCTTTGGCGATTGCGGCGATGGCCTGCTCTTTTGCGGCGGCAAGCTCGGCCTTGACTTCGATCAGCCGGCAAGCGTCTCCCATCGTGTTGTCGCGGCACTCCGCTGCAAAGCTCAAGCGGTTGAGCGCATCAAGCAGATCCGGCGCCGCGGCGATCAACTGAGCGTTGGCGCGCTGCTCTTCGAGCGAGGCGCCATCCGGCGCAATGGTGACGGCGACGACCTGGCCGGCCATCACCAGGGAATAGTCGTACTCCATCGTCCAGGGGCCGGTGGTGTATTTGGTGGTCATGCGGCACTCCTTGCGGTTTCGATCTTTGCCTTACGCTCGGCATCGCGTCTGAGCGCGCCAGGCAGGCGTTCGTTAATCTCTTCGTCCGTCATGTTCTCCAGCAGGATCAATGTCGATCCGTTGCGGAAGACCATAACAGTTGGTTTTCCGCGGTCGGCTTCTGCCCACGCTTCCGGGTTGTACTGGCCGGCCCTGCCTTTGTAGTCGCTCGGAGTCCAGCGGTAGATCAGGCGAAGCAGTGTTGCCTTTGCTTCGGCAACGAGCGCCCACGGCTGGTAATCTTGGGTTTCAAACACACGCTTTGCGGCTTCGAGTTTCATGGTAATTTTCCTGGTTATTCGCACTCGCCTTGCGGCTGGATCTGGACTTCTTTCATGCCGTACCTTTCGGCCATGTCTCCGAACTCTTCCTCGGTGTAGTCGAAAGCAAATTCGCGGTTGGTTCCAGCCTCGGCCATCCTGCGGCATACGCCGTAATCAAGACCTTCGACAACTGAGTAGCAGTTCTTGAGCTTCAATCCCATTCCGTAGGTGATGTAGAGTTTCATGTCATGCTCATTTGTTGCTGTCGTAGTATTCGTTCATGGCCTGGCGCTCTTCGCCGTAGTCGTTGTCGAGGTCGCCGCGGTCGAATCCGTCGAAGCGATCCGCCCGCGCGTTCCAGGCGTCAAACTCTTCTTGAATCTGGATCAGGTTCATTTCAATCCCCATCAAAACGCTTCAGCCATGATTTCGGCGCGGTACGCATTCCGCGGCGCGATGTCTTTCTTGACCGCTTTGATTGCGCCATCGACCGAGCGGCAGTTCTTCACGATCCCGGCTATCTCTTCGTCGCTGTAGCACTCAACGACGTAATCCATGCCGAACTTATCGTAGTTGGCGAGCGCAAACTTCTTGACTCCGGCAACCATTTCAGCAACAGAAACATTCGCTTTCATTTCAATCTCCTTGTCTTGTCCTTCACCTTCATCTTAGTTAGCTAAGACATGTAAGTCAACAAGTATTAGCAGGCTAAGATTCCATGGCGAATCAATGTTGTGTTTTTGCACCATGCTGCTGCGGTCAACGGTGTTTTGTGCCCGAAAACCGAACCACGCCGATGATGCGCGACGTGCCCAGGGGCTTGATCGGATAGCGCGGGTTGGCTGGCCTGAGATACCAGTCGTTGCCGTCATTGACGAGCTGCTTGAACGTGGCCTCGTTGTCGCCGTTCTTGGCAATCACGAAGTCGTTTTGCTCGGGCGATAACGCCGGGTCGACAATGAGCAGCATCCCGGCGTGAAAGGATGGTTCCATGCTGTCGCCAACAACGCGCAGCGCGAACGCATTGGGGCCGGCCGGGCAGGGTAGGTCGATCCATTCGTCGGCGTCGCCTGGCGCGAAGTTGTCGATTGCCTCGGTGAATGCGCCGGCCTGGACGAAGCTGATAAGCGGAACCTTTCTGGTGGGTGTCGGTGCGGCTTCGATGTTGGCTTTGTCGCTGGTCGCTTTATTGCGCGGCGCCGATTCATCAAATAGCCAGTGCGGATTGACGCGCAGGATCGGCGCGATCAGGAAACAGGTGTCGAGCTTTGCGCTGGTGGTGCCGTCATACCATTGCGTGAAGGCGCCCGACGTTGCCCGGGCCGCTTTCCAGACCATCGTTTTGGTAAGTCGCTCTTCGCCCTCTTCGAGACGGCGACGAACCTCGGTATCGAACGCGCTGGCGAATCGCTCCTGAAATGTGCTCATGCTCAAGATTCTAAAACCCGTCGCTCTTAGGGGGCTTGCAATCATGCTCTTAGTCGTCTAAGATGGCCGTATGGACACGAAAAACATTGCAAACCATGTCATTGACTCCCTAGGTGGAACATCTGCCGTCGCAGAGCTTTGCGGCCTTTCTACCGGGGCGATTTCACAATGGAGAACTTCTAAATTCGGCATACCAAAGCCGTGGATCAAGTTCTTTCGGGCGACCAGGCCGGAGCTTTTTGACGGAATTCCGGAAGGCAAAGAGGCGGCGTAATGAAGGTATGTGCGTTCTGCGGCTTGCTGCCGGCTAGGCACAGAAGTCCGTTTTGTAGTGTCAGTTGCTCGAACAGCGCAGCCGCGATCGCTTCGAGAGCGCATCAAAAGGTGTCCCGCGCTATGCGTAGCGGGGAATTGAAACGGCTTGATGGTTCTGTCGAGTGTGCTGATTGCGGAATGCCGGCCAAAGAGTACGACCATCGTGATTACACCAGGCCGCTTGATGTCGTTCCGGTTTGCGGTTCTTGCAACAGCAAGCGCGGGGTTGCGGATGTCTATCGCGTCCATCAAACATAAGCAGAGGCCGCATAGCAAATGCCCTATTGCCTGGCGCGAACCTCTGCAATACGACGGTCTATCGCTGCGATGACGATCGCCGCGCTCTCTGCTGAAGAGCGGTACGTCTCGACGCACGCCTCGGTGATACGGCGGTCGCTGAACTCGATGGCCTGTGCCTGGCACTCGGCCTGCTGGCGAAACAGATCCGCGGTAATGGCGGCGCGGTTGGCTTCCATCATGGCGATCTTCTCGGCGTCGGTGACGGATCCACAGCCGGAGAGCACAAGGGCAACAAGAAGTAGCTTCAATGTCATTCCAGGATTCTAGCAGCATGACCAGCATATTTAACCGTTCCTCCCCCGCCCCTGCGCAAGCAGGGTTTTGCCACCTTGAGCCTTCGGGCTCGGTGGTTTTTTTTTGCTGATGGCAATATGAACTATTACCCGTTCCATATTGGCGATTACGCCAGCGCCACACGCCATCTTTCATGGGACGAGGATCTTGCATACCGTCGCCTGATCGACGCCTACTACACCAAAGAGGCGCCAATTCCTGCCGACAAGCGGGCTGCCTATCGCCTTGTGTGCGCTACAAGTGATTCTCAGCGCGAAGCCGTTGATGTTGTCCTGGCTGAGTTCTTTGTGCTGTCCGGCGAGGTATGGGTACATGAGCGTTGCGAAGAGGAAATCCATGCGGCAACAGTGAAGCGTGAGAAGGCGAGGGCATCGGCAATGATCGGTGTTCAGTCGCGCGAACAGAAGAACGCAGAGCTACGCCGCCTTCGGATGAAGGATGCAAAAGAGCGCGGTAGCCACACTCAAGAGGAATGGGTCGCTCTAGCTTCTTTGTGTGGTGAGGCGTGTGTTCGGTGTGGATCAACTGAGAAAATCCAGAAGGATCACATCGTGCCAATTTACCAGGGTGGTGATGATTCGATTGAAAACCTGCAACCGCTTTGCCGGACATGCAATTCAGCAAAAGGCCCGGAAAACATAGACCATAGGCCGGCGAACTGGAAAGAGTCTGTTAAGCGAACGCTCAGCGAACGCTCAGCGAACGCTGAAAATAAATCAGCGAACACTGGCGAATTGTTCAGCGAACGGTTAGCTCCCAATCCCAATCCCAATCCCAATATATCTACTGACGTAGATATAAAAGAAAAGCGCGCTCCGCGCTTCGATGCGCAAGCGCATCTGTCATCACTTGGTGTGGATCAGCAGGTAGCGAAGGATTGGCTGGCGCACCGCAAGGCGAAGAAAGCAACGCCAACCATGACGGCTATCGACGGCATCGTTCGGGAAGCAGCCAAGGCGCGCATTGCCTTGAGTGATGCACTGAGCCTGTCCTGCCAGCGCGGTTGGGTTGGATTCGAGGCCGGCTGGATTACCAAAGACCAGGGGTTTGCGGCAAGGCCGATCAATGGCCGGCAAGCGGCAATTTCAAACTACGCGGCCCAGGCCGCAGCGGCGAGGGGCGACCATGAGCAATCAATCCGTGACATTACCGGGGAGGCAGTCCGTGTTGCCTGACGCCTGGATTGAAAAGCTGTTCCAGAAGTTCGAGGACTTCTACGGCGCCAAGTGGGCGGCGCAGTACGGCGACTTTCCGCGTGACCGGGTTAAGCGCACCTGGGCCGAAGAGCTTGGTGGGTTTTCCGGAGAGGCGATCGCCAAGGCGCTCGATGCGCAGAAGGCCGGGAAATTCCCGCCGACGCTGCCTGAGTTTATCGAACTGTGCAGGGATGCTGCGCGCCGTATTGGCACACCTTCTGCACCAGCGCTTGAACACAAGCCGACCGCCGAAGAACTCGACCATCAACGTGTGATGGCAAAGCGCCTTGGTGATGCGATCGGCTCCGGAAAGATTCACGACGGCATTGACCAGCATTGGGCGACACATCCGAGAAGCCCGGCGCACCTGGCTTTCATCTTCGACGCTGCCAAGCGTGACCAGCGGTTCAAGCCGTGCATCGAGCAGATGGTCGGCGATGGCATCTGTACCGCCGAAGGCCGTCTGCTGAAATCCTACCGCGACTGGGCGTTTGCATGAGCGACCTTTTTTCCAAGGTCGAATCAATGCGCAAGCAAGTGTCAGACCGTGAGGCAGAGCGCGCCAAGGCAAAGCAGCAGCAAGCCGCCGAGAACCGCGCCAGGATGCCGCAGGTTGCCGCCTGGGTGGATGCCGTGAAATCAGTTTTCCCGGACGTGACTGTTGCCTATGCCAGCGAGAACGGAATCACGATGGGCAAGAAGCTGGAAGGCGGTATCAAGTTGAGCGAAACGCTGGTCGGGCCGTGGAATCGGGTGAAGCAATGAGCAAGATCGACATCGTGCGGACTGATGTTGCTTTGCCTGACGCGCCGGCCCTGGAGTCGGTTCGCACATTCCTGTTCCGCTGCCTGGACGGACTGAACGAAGACGACAAGCGTGGCTGGCGCAAATTCTGGAAGCGCATCACGACGATGGAGCCTGGCGAGTGGATACGTGCCGAAATGCTTTTCCCGCGCTCCTCCCCATACCATCGCCGGCACATGAAGATCGAGGCTTCGGTATTCGACGCGCAAGACCGCTTCGACAACTTCGATATGTTCCGCGACTGGCTGAAGATCGGCGCCGCCTGGGTGGTATGGGTGCCCGGGCCGAAGGGCGGGATTGTCCCGCTGCCGCGCTCGGTGAGCTATGCCAAGGCCGATCAGGATGAATTCGAGAAGTATCACGCCGCGGTGATGTGTTTCCTCCGCGGGCAGTACGCGGCGCCGTACCTGTGGAAGCACCTTGGCGAGAAGTCGCACGACATGATGAACACGATTCTTGATTCTTTTGGAGAATAGCCATGAACCAGATGATGAAGTTTGAAAACGCCCTGACCATGAGCAGCCGAGAGATTGCTTCCCTTGTTGATTCTCGCCACGACGACGTTAAGCGTTCGATCGAGCGCCTTGCTGAAAAGGGTGCGATCACACTCCCGCCAATGGCGGAAGTATCAAACGACGGCCCCGGGCCCAAGTTCATCAAGGAATATCGTCTCGGAAAGAGAGAAAGCCTGATTGTTGTTGCCCAACTCTGCCCGGAATTCTTGGCGCGCATTGTCGATCGCTGGCAGGAGCTTGAAGAACTGGCGGCGTCAGCTAAATTCTTGATCCCGCAGACTCTTCCTGAGGCGCTTCGCTTGGCGGCAGACCTGGCCGATCAGCGCGACCAGGCGGTAGCTAGACTGATGATTGCCGCGCCGAAGGTCGAAGCGTTCAACCGCATCGCCGGGGCGGATGGTTCGCTGTGCCTGACGGATGCAGCAAAGGAGTTGCAGGTTCGGCCGAAGCAGTTGATTGCCTATCTGTCTTCGCACCACTGGATTTACAAGCGCGCCGGGTGCGCAAGCTGGATCGGATACCAGGACAAGATTCAGGTTGGATTGCTTGAACACAAATCCAGCATCGTGATCGACGCCGAGGGCCGGGAGCGAGTTCGTGACCAAGTTCGGATAACCGGCAAGGGACTGGCTAGACTTGCGCAAATTTTCAGCAACACAGCACAAGCGGAGCTTTTTGCAGCGTGATTTCCCGCCCCAAAGACATCCCGTACCGTTCCGACAAGTGGCTCGCCGCGGTGCGCTCCCTGCACCACTGCGTGCTGTGTGGATCCTACGGCGTCCAGGCCGCACACCAGAACGAAGGGAAGGGCAAGGGGATGAAGCAGCACGACTGCCTTACTGCGGCGCTCTGCCCGACGTGTCACGCCGAGATTGACCAGGGCCGCGACCTTGACCGTGATGAGCGACGGGCAAGAATGAGCAAGGCAATCAATCTCACGCTGGTTGAACTGGTCAAGGCCGGAAAGGTTGAACTCGCATGAGCTACGGCTGCAAGGAATACGACATCAATCGCCTGTGCCGATTCGACCGGCGCGGGATCGACCGCTTATGTGATGGCTGCCCGCGGACCACTGACCAAGATTACCTGGAAGCCAACGGGCTTTGGGTTGTCGGTATCTCGCACCCGCTCCCTGTTTTCCTGGACAACAACGGATCAATCGAAAGGCTTGCATGACGGACATCATAGACGACGCCAACGATCGGGCCGCGAAGTGGCTCGATGCTCAGATAAGCGAACACCAATACCAGTTGGAGCACGCAGTATCGGCTTTCGAGGTCGGGCGCTGCCGCAACTGCGATGACAAGCTGGATGACGGCCGGAACTACTGCGATGAAACCTTCCGCAATGACCATCAAAAGCGCATGGCGGACGAAGCGCGCAACGGGGTCCGTAAATGAACGCCGTACAAGAGCGCCAGATAACCGTAGGCTCCGTTCTCGATGCGATCAAGGAGTATGTCGCGCAGGGCTCAGATCACTTCACGACGATGGAAATCGCCCGGCACATGAACTGTGGTGAATATCAAGTCCGCGCCGCAATCTCATGGCTTGCCCGGGATCGCAATGTCGAGATAGTTCCAGGGGTAAGGAGCCAGCGCTATACGAAGGAGCACGGTGAATCCTACTCCGCCGCGGTCTATAAGCTGTGCGAGCACTATGGCCCGCCCGATTTCGCAACGCTTCAGATGGTGTTCTGTTGTGGGGGCCGGCGATGATCCGCATGTCTCCCGAGGAATATCAAACCAGGCAGGGCGAATTGAACGCCAAGATGCGCGCTCGCCTTGATGCGGTGAAGAGTTTTCGCCCAGGGGATCCTGTCAAGGTGGCGAAGAAATCCGGCAAGCGTAATCTCTACGGCGCCGAGCGGGTGGAAATCATGGGGCTGAAGTTTGACTCAAAGGCAGAGGGCAAGCGCTTTCTCCAGTTGAAGGCAATGGAACAGGCCGGCGAGATATTCGGCCTCGAAACTCAGGCCGAGTACGAACTAATCCCGGCGCAGAAGCTCGGAACCCACAAGGAGCGCCCGGTAAAGTACGTCTGTGACTTCCGTTACACCACAAAGGACGGAAACCGGGTAGTCGAAGACGTGAAGAGTGGCCCGACAAAGACGCGGGAATACATCGTAAAGCGTAAGCTGATGTTGTTGATCCACGGAATCATTGTCAAAGAGGTATTGATGGCATGAGCGCGCCAAAGAAAACCCTGCCAGCAAAAGTGAAAGCCGGGACATCAAAGCGATCGGCCGCACAGAAGCGCGAGGCGTTCGTAGAGGAATTTCTTGTTAATGGTGAGAATGCTACGCAAGCGGCCGTGGCGGCAGGGTTTAGCGAGAAATCTGCTGGCGCCGCAGGGGCAAGATTGTTAAAAGATGTGCGAATTTCTGTTGCCGTTTCACAAAGGCGCAAAGAGATTGTTCAAGATATGCGACTAACCACAGATCGGCTTCACCGTGAAATTGCGCGGCTCGCCTTCTCAGATCCGAGGCGAATCATGCACCCGGACGGAAGAATTAAAATGCCTCACGAACTGGATGACGATACCGCTGCGGCCGTGGCCTCGTTCGAGTTTGACGTGGACGGCTCAATCAAATACAAGTTTTGGGACAAGAACAGTGCACAGGAGCGCGGCGCAAAAATACTCGGCGCTTTTGAGCGTGACAACTCTCAGAGGTCCGGCGCGCTTGATGGTATGTCGATCGAGGCGGTTAAGGTTCTGATAGATCGGCTTCATGCCTTGAATGAGAAAACCATAGAGGGCGAAGTAATAAAATGAAAAGCGTGCTTGATGACTTGGCTGCGCTTTCTCCGTCCGCCAGGGCTGGACTTCTGGCGATGGCAAAGGAGCGAGTCGCCAATGAGCGCATAGCAAGCTACAGCCCATACATCAAGCAGGTCGAGTTTCACAACGCAGGGAAGATTCACAGCGAGCGCCTGTTTATCGCTGGAAATCAGCTTGGCAAGACGATTGCCGGCGGCGCAGAGTGGGCGATTCACCTGACCGGGCGCTATCCGTCATGGTGGGATGGTGCGGTGTTCGACAAGCCGGTGACGATGTGGGCATCTGGCGTGACGAACGAGGGAACGCGAGACAATCCGCAGCGTATCTTGATTGGGCCGCCAACGATTGAAGAGTCCTGGGGGACCGGGATGATTCCAAAGACGGCGCTTGTTGCTTGGAATCGAGCAATGGGAACGCCAAACCTGCTTGATAACGCGACGATACGATGGGGCGGCGGTGGTGATGTTCAGGCCGGCATATCAATCCTGAACTTCAAATCATACGAGAAGGGGCGCGAGAAATGGCAGGGGCCAACAATCGACGGGGTGTGGTTTGATGAAGAATGCCCGCTGGACATTTACACAGAGGGCTTGACGCGAACAAACCGCGGGCAGCGCGGGCAGTTTTCGATTATGACTTTCACGCCATTGCTCGGCATGTCTGAGGTTGTGCGTATGTTTTTGATGCCTGGCGCCGATACAAAATGACGCGCCACGTAACGACCATGACGATCTACGATGTAGATCATTACTCTGACGCCGAACGCAATCAAATCATCGCTAGCTATCCAGCGCACGAACGCGAAGCCCGGGCAAAGGGTATCCCGACGCTTGGCTCTGGCCGGATCTTCACGATCGAAGAGGATGCAATCAAGGTTGAGGCATTCCCTATTCCTGGGCATTGGGCGCAGATCAACGGCCTCGACTTCGGTTGGGATCACCCGGCCGCGGCTGCGCGGCTTGCTTGGGATAGAGACGCCGACTGCATCTATCTGACGAATACGCACCGGGCGCGCGAACAGACTCCGATTCTATTCGCCCCTGCGGTCAACGCATGGGGAAGTTGGATACCCTGCGCCTGGCCGCATGACGGCTTGCAACACGATAAAGGATCTGGTGAGCAACTGGCCGAACAGTATCGAAGTGCTGGCCTCGATATGCTCGAAGAGCGCGCGACCTGGGAAGATGGCTCGAACGGTGTCGAGGCCGGCGTGCTGGAAATGCTCGACCGGATGCAGACAGGCCGGTTCAAAGTATTCTCACATTTGAGCGAGTTCTTTGAAGAGTTCCGCTTGTACCATCGCAAGGACGGGAAGATCGTTAAGGAAATGGACGACATCATTTCCGCGGCGCGCTACGCCCTGATGATGAAGCGCTTTGCTCGGGTTCCTCCAAGGGAACGCAGGGAAAGGCCAAGAGAAAGAAACTGGAAAACAGCTTAAATGCTGGCTGGCGATTCAGAATTGCCGCAATTATCGTCAGCCGGATGCCAGCATGAACCTGGAAAACCCTATTCTTTCCTCCGATGGTGGGCGTTATTACGCTGTCGGCGGGGCTTCTGCGCACAAGGTCAAGGAGTTCCGAGGCTACACCGCAAGCTTTGAATGGGTGGATGGTGAGCCGGCCATGTTGATCTGGTCGACGCGCGCCGGCTTCGATGCTGGTGTGTTCGGTATCTGCCTGTCTTCTGCCGCCAAGTACGCCGACCCGAACGGGGATCCGACGCGCGAATGCTGGATCGAGGCGCTGCGTGCGCTGCCTGTCCTTGGCCGGTCACAGATCGACCTCGAATGCAAGGCGCTGGTCGCCTGCATCATCCACTGGATGCCCGAGCTTCTGCACATGCCGTACTGCCCGGCTGACGTTCGTGCTGCTGATCGCCCGGCGCCGGTTTGGGAAATCTCCCACAAGGACCAGAACGGCAGGTTATTGAGTGAGGCGACGATATGAAAGAGGCGGTATCGAACAACCCGAACAATGCTGCCGGGTCAAAGACAGAAGACGAGGCAAAGAAGCACGGTCGCTTGATGACGTGGTTTCATCAAGAGTTGCGCTGGCAGTCGGTCAATCGTTACCAGATGGCGATTGACGAGGACTATTACGATTCTGACCCGTTCACCGTCGAAGAGAAAGCAGTGCTTCGCTCGCGCGGCCAGGCCGCCGTGGTCTATAACGAGACGAAATCCACGATCGACTGGCTTATCGGGACCGAGCGCCGGACCCGTACCGACTTCACGATTCATGCCCGGGAAGAATCAGACCAGGCCGAAGAAGACGCACAGATCAAGACCAAGCTGCTGAAGTACATCCACGATGTCAATCGAACGGACTTCGAGCGCTCCAATGTGGCGGACGATGTGTTCAAGGCTGGTCTTGGCTGGCTGGAAGTTGGAATTTCTGAAGACCCGGACGACGAGCCAATCTACATGCGGTCCGAGTCCTGGCGCAACATTCTCTATGACTCGCTCGGTGAGCGCCGCGACCTGTCGGATAGCCGTTACCTGTTCCGCTTCCGCATGGTTGATCTGGACATGGCGATTTCCTACTTCCCGGACAAGGAAGCGCAGCTACGCGCTGCCTGCGTGTCGAGCGACAGCGACAGCTATTTGCAATGGTGGAACGGTACGGCAATGGCCGATGTTGGATTGCCTACGCCGATGCCTGGCAAATTCACGATGTACGACTCGGACGCATGGACGAGCAACCTTCGTGAGCGCGTGATGCTGATCGAAGCCTGGTACGTTGAGCCAACAACCGAATCTACCGGCATGGGCCCGGCCGCTGTTGATCGCATCCGGCGCAAGATGCGGGTCACGATCATGACCGAGATTGACATCATCATCGACCAACCAAGTCCGTACCGCCACAACAGGTTCCCGTTTATTCCGTTCTGGTGCTATCGGCGCAAGCGTGATGGTGCTCCGTATGGTGCGGCGCGGGCAATCCGCGGGCCACAGGATGCGCTCAACAAGCGTATGTCTAAGATCCAGCATATTCTCAGTCAGTCGCAACTGATCGCCGAGCGCGATGCGTTTGACGACGAGATTATGACCGCCGACGAGGCGCGCGAAGAATACTCGGCGCCCGATGGCCTGGTGCTGCTGGCGCGTGGTGGTCTTGGAAAGATCAGGGCAGAACGCCAGAACGATGTGGCAGAAAGCCATGTGCGGCTGATCGAGGCCGATACAGCGATCATTCGCAATGCGGCCGGCGTGACCAATGAGAACCTGGGGCGCGACACCAATGCGGCATCTGGTATTGCCGTGCAGAAGAAGCAGGATCAAGGCTCTGTCGTTACTGCCGAGATATTCGACAACCTTCTGCTAGCCCGCCAGATCGAGGGTGAAATCACGCTCTCTCTGATCGAGCAGTATTACAACCAGCCAAAGGTGTTCGCTATCACTGGCGAACGCGCCAAGCGCGAGTACGTGACGATCAATCAGCCTGACCCTGTATCCGGCCAGGTTCTTAACGACATCACGGCGCGCTCCTGTCAGTTCTCCATTGGCGAGCGCAACTGGAAGCAGACGCTTCAACAGGCCGCAGCCGAGTCGATGATTGGTCTATTGCAACAGCTTGCGCCGACCTCTCCGGAGGTTGTGACATCGTTGCTTGATGTGGCCGTCGAGCTATTCGATCTGCCGAACAAGACGCTGATCCTTCAGCGGATCCGTGCCGTTACCGGCATGACCGATCCGAACGAGACGCCGACGCCGGAAGAAGATCAGAAGCGCCAGGAGAATGACCAGAAGCGGGCAGAAGCCGAGCGCTTGGAGAACGACAAGAAGCAGGCTGATATTGACCTGTTGCGCGCCAGGACTGATGACGTTATCGCCGCCGCGGTCAAGAAGGGTGTCGAGTCTGCCTATGCTGCCATGCAGGCCGGCCAGGTGATTGCTACCATGCCGGCCGTGGCGCCGATTGCTGACGAGGTTATGAAGGGCGCCGGGTATCAAGACCCGAACCCGGTTGGTGTTGATCCGAACTTCCCTGTCCCACCTGTCGCCATGCAACCGCAAGTCGACTTCCCGACCAATACAAGTCCAATGCTTCCGGAAACGGCCGGCAATGGGGAAATGGCCGGGATCGAAACGCAGCGGCCGGACGGCGTAATCGGAATGCCAGAAAACTTTGGCGGAGGCCAGTAAAAATGCTGGCTGGCAACGTAGAATTCTCCGCAATGATAGCCACTAACCCCGCAGGAGCGAAAAAGTGACCGTGTATTCTGAAGCCGAACTTGCAATGCTGACCCCCGACGAACAAGAGGCGCTTCTTGCTGAAGAGCAAGCGAGTGAGACGCCGGCTGTCGAAGATGAGGCGTCGGCCGAAACTGTTGTTGCCGATGCCGAGCCCGTTGTTGATGCCATCGCCGACACGGACGAAACGACCGTCGAAGAGCCGGCTGTTGCTGATGACACTCAGCCCGAGCCCGTTGCCGAGTTCAGCCCCGAATTCCGGGCCGCCGTTCCTGAAGGTCTTGACGATCGCCTTGCCGAGCTTGACCAGCAGGAAGAAGCGATCGAGGCCAGGTTCGATGCCGGCGAAATCGAGCGCGACGAAATGCGCCGTCAGATCAAGGCGCTGGATAGCGAGCGCACCGACCTGAAGATTGCCGCCGCGCAATCCAAGTGGGCGGAAACGCAGAACGCGGAGTCCCGCACGCAACGCTGGCAATGGGAACAGGAACGCTTCTTCGGCAGCGAGAAGAATGCCGAGACGTACAAGGATCCGGTCATGGTTGCCATGCTCGATGCCCAGGTGAAGCAACTTGCCAATGCTGCCGAGAACAAGAATCGCCCGGCCGGGTGGTTTCTCGAAGAAGCTGATCGCCTGATTCGTGGTCGCTTCCAGGGCGTTTCGGCGCCGACGCCTTCTGTTCCGCCCGTCGAACGCAAGCCGCAACCCACCGTGCGCACGCTCTCCAACATCCCGGCCGCCGCGCCGGCTCCGGTCGGTGATGACGTAATGGGCAAGATTGGCACGCTGGAAGGCGAGGATCTGGAAAAGTATCTGGCCCGCATGTCGCCGGCCGATGTCGAGAAACTGTTGAGGGCTGCGTAATGGCCCAGGGGGCGGTCGCTGAAATCGAAGTAGGCGAAACGCTCTGCGTAGGACAAGTCGCACTGACGGTCGAACAGAAGTCCGGCCGGAAAGTGCGTTTAAGGATTGTTGCACCGATGGACATGAAGATTTCCCACGGCGCGGCGAACGAACCCGGCGAAAGCCGAATACCTGCGGAGCAATCCGCGTAATCGCCGGACTTCCGGCAACAGATGCGCAAGAGTGCGTCATGTGCTATCGAAAGGATAAGACATGGCACGCACTAAGATTCTACCTACCGATCCGTCGGCCCTGAAGGTTTGGGCCGCCAAAGTCGCAATCGACACCAAGAAGAAATCTTTTTGGGACAAGATGACCGGCAGCGAAGCAGATGCTTTGCCGGTTGTTGCCAAGACCGACCTCGAATCCGGTCCCGGCGATGAAGTGACCACCACCCTGATTGCGAAGCTCCGCGGCAAGCCCGTCGAAGGTTTGGAAAAGGGCGAGGGCCGCGAGAAGTCGCTGGCGCACTACACGCAGAAGATGCGCATCGACAAGCACCGCCAACTGGTGAACGTCGGTGACGTGATGACGCAGAAACGTGTCAGCTTCTCCGTTTCCGATCAGGTTCGCGCCCGTCTCTCCGACTACATGGCGGAAATCAACGACGAGCAAGCGCACATGACCGCGGCCGGCGCGCGTGGTGACGGTGACGAAATCCAGCATTACCCGGTTGGCTATCTCGGTTTCCCGAATGCCTTCACCGCGCCGGATGCCGCCCACCTGATTATCGGTAACGGCAAGACGACCTCGACCCTGACCGGCGCCGGCGACACCAATATGTCGACGGCGATCATCGACCGCGCCTTGGTTCGCGCCAAGAAGATGCTCGGTGTTGAAACGGCCAAGGGCGCCCGCATGGAGCCGATCAACGTCGATGGTGGCAAGTCCTTCATCATGCTGATGTCTCCTGAATCGAAGTACGACATTCGCCGTGAAGTTGGCGATGCCGGCTGGCTGACGCTGGAAAAGGCCAAGGCCGCTTCGGTTGGTGCCAAGAGCCCGATCTTTACCGCGGCCGACTCGTACTACAACGGCGTGCTGCTGATGGAACACGAAACCTGCGTGAAGCACACGGCTTTGCACACCAGCAACGGATCTGCCGCGGTTCCGACCGTCCGCAACCTGTTCCTGGGCGCCCATGCAATTTCGGTGGCGCACGGCATGAAGGGCCAGCGCGGCAATGTGCGTTATGAACTGACCGACTCCGACCTGGATCACGGCGAGGAAGAAGTCATCATCACCCGCATGATCGCCGGCTGGATCAAGAACAAGTTCAATGACATGGACTTTGGCGTTCAGGCTGTCGATACCGCCTACACGTCCATCAGCTAACCAGGAGAAAACAGCATGGCTTTCTACCAATCCAAACAAATCGTCAACAACGAGCCGCTTATCTCGGCTTGCGGCGCCAGCGATACCATTGCCATTGTCGGGGATTTCACCACCGTCACCGGCATGGTCACTGGCGAAATCGTGGAAATGTGCGGCCTCCCGGCCGGCTACGTTCCCGTTGATGTCATCGTCGCCTTCGACGCCTCGGCCGGCGCCGCCTTCACCACTGATTGCGGGGTTCTCTCTGGCGATTACGGTGTCAAGACCGGCACCGCTCGCACCCAGGGCAACGAGGCTTTCGCCGCCAACACGGCCGGCCAGGGCGCTGCCGGCCTGGTTCGCGCTGTCAAGCCTGGCATCGTTCAGTTGGCTCCGGCCGACAACGACCGTGGTATCGGCCTGAAGATCGTCGGTACGCTGACGACCCTGGTTGTCGGAACCAACGTCCGCATGACCCTGCTGGCCCGCGCCGCACGCAACGGGGTCTAAGCATGGGACGACCGCGCAAGAGTGCGATTCAACCGGCAACGGTTGAGCAATTCACGGCGGGGGCCGCAACGCCCCCGTCTGGTTTTGCAGTATCACGGTCGATCAACGATATGTCCGGCGACGTTCTCAAGGCGCACGCGCGCAAGGTCGGCATTTCAGAGCGAGACGTGAACGGATTGTCCGAAGACCGCCTGCGGCAAAACTGCATGGTGATGGTTAGTGAATCGCTTGAGGATGATTGATGAACCTGTCTGGACTTCGAGATTCCTTCAGGGTACGCGCTGGCGACACGAAAAAACCCTACCTGTGGTCTGATCCAGAGGTTGACGCCTACATCAACGAGGCCTATACCGAGGCCGTAGATCGTGGCCTGGTGATCTATGACCGCGAATCTTTCACGGTCGATGTCGAGGTCGGCGTTACTGACTATCAGCTTGATCCGGCGATTATCCGAGTCAAGGGCGCCGAAGTTACGTCGCGCGCTGGCGTTGAGCTAGACGATCCCGAGCCAATGCGCCTTGGCGATCGTCGCTACGACTTCACGTACCGCGAGTACCAGGACAGTGAAGCGTATCGCATCGAAGAGGACGGTATGTTCGTTCTGGCCTTCACGCCAACTGAGGTTTCGGTGATTGCGCTTGAAGTGCATCGCTACCCGGATCCTCTGGAAAGCGATGATGACGAACCGCAGATCCAGCCGATTTACCACTACAAGATGCTGTCGTGGGCTTTGAAACTGGCCTATCTCAAGCAGGACGCCGATACGCTTGATCCGGCTGCATCCGACAAGCACGACATGGAGTTCTCGCGCACATTCGGCCTGCCGAGGACCGCGCAGGATCACCGGCAACGGCGCCGCAATCATGCGCGGAGCTACAAAACGCCAGGGTATTGATGGCATACAGGCCCGCTTCGGCGGGCTTTGTTTTGTCTGAAATGCTGGCTGGCATCGTATAAAGCAACATCGAAATAGCGCCATGAATTCAAGCATGAACCTGTCTATCCGCGACAACACGATTTACGCCGACAACCTGAAACTCTGCTTATGCGAGGCTGGCAATGGACGCCCAAATCTACCGCATGGACGATATGAGGTCAGCACGCAATACAGCGTTGCTCACAAGCAAGAACTGCCTCATGCCTCTGGAATTGGCTGGATTGGTCCAGCAACAAGCCATGATGTGCCTGAATGTGACATCGTTCTTGGTTCAGTCCGCTCGAATAAGTCTCTCATTCCATGCGCAAGTTATGTCGTCAGGCTATTGGCAATTCTTGAGGTTGTAGAAAGCGCAGGGAAAACCGTTGAACTGGTTATTGAAGGTTGATATGCAGAAAAGCAAAATTCTCCCTGGAATGTTGTTTGGAAGGCTAACTGTTGTTGAGCTTTCAGGCGTTAGTAAGCATGGGGCTTATCAATGGGCTTGCCGGTGCGTGTGTGGCGGATCGACAACGACATCAACAAATATGCTTACGAGTGGCAAATCAAAATCTTGCGGTTGTTTGAGTGCAGAGTTATCTGCCGTTCGCGCAACAAAACACGGCGCAAGCAAGTCAGGCGCGTACATGTCGTGGCAAAAAATGCTTGGTAGATGCAACAACAAGAATAGTGACAAGTTTGAGTATTACGGCGGGCGCGGCATCAAGGTTGCTGAAAGCTGGTTGTCGTTCGACGCCTTCTATCAAGACATGGGCGACCGACCAGATGGCGCGTCGATTGACCGGATTGATAACGACAAAGGTTACTGCAAGGAAAATTGCCGATGGGCAACGCGAGCCGAACAGGCCAAGAACAAACGGTCGGCTGTAATTGTGCAACTCGGCGGCAAAAGCCAGTGCATTGCAGATTGGGCGCGCGAACTTGGTATCCATAGGACAACGATCAAAAGCAGGTATCTACGCGGAGTTCCGATTGATGGCGCCGCCGTCATGCTTGAGGTAGAAAAGTGATGCTGCTGCCCGACTGGAAAAATATCGCCAAGAAAGCCTGGAGCTTCAGGCTGATGGCCGTAGCGGCGTTCTTCGCCGGCTGCGAAGCGATCCTTCCGTTTGTCGATGATGTGCTCGCCCCGCGCCCGATGGCTTTCGTGGCCTTCATCGTGGTCGTCGGCGCGATGCTCACCCGATTGCTGACCCAAAGGAACCTTGACGAATGATCATCGTCGGCTACCGCAAATTCGTCGTCACCGTGCTTGCGCAGGTTTGCATTACCGGGCTGTGCGCGTTCGGGAAGTTGACGGGTGGCGAATTCGTGGCGGGCATGATTGCGACCACTGGCGCGTTCATCACACTCAATGTTGTTCAGAAAGGTATGGCGAAAGAATGAGACACCCGCGTTCAGTTATCGCCGTCCTTGCCCTGTCTGCCTCCGGGTTTGCCGGGATTGTGCTGCACGAAAGCTATACAGGAAACGCGGTAATTCCGGTTCCGGGCGACGTGCCGACTTTTGGTTTCGGATCGACGGTTGAAGAGGATGGTTCGCCGGTCGATGCCGGAGATACGATTACCCCGCCGCGCGCTGTACGCCTTTCCGTCGCGCACATATCCAAGGACGAGGCGAAGCTACGCCAGTGCTTTGGCGAAACTTCCCGCTTATACCAACATGAGTGGGATGCGTATGTGAGTCTCGGGTACAACATCGGGGCTGGCGCATTGTGCGCATCCTCGATACCAGAGAAGGTCAAGGCCGAGCAGTACGAAGCGGCTTGTATGACCATCGGCCAGTTCATTTGCGGGCCAGCGACCGAAGCAACGCGCGCCAAGCCCGGCGAACGCTGCTACAGCACGCGGAAACCAATGAGGGTGCTTCGCGGCCTTGAAAATCGCCGCAAAGAAGAGGTAGCGAAATGCCTTTCGGCCTCGTAATGTCCCCGACCATCATCGCCGCCCTTGTCGCCCTGCTGCTGCAAGCGGCGACGCTCGGGTGGGGCTTTGTGCAGAGCAATCGCGCCGACGCCTACAAGGAAAAGCTGCAAACCTGCAACGCGACGCACGCCGCCTTCGTGCTGCAAACGGAAGCCGTGGGCCGAATCGCTGCGGCAAAAGCCAAAGCCACCGAAGACGCCAACCGGAGAACCGCTGATGAAACCGCTCAAGGATGGGCTGCTGCCATTTCTGTTGTTCGTGCTGATTACGCTAAACGGCTGCGCGCCGCTGCCGCCGCAAGTGCCGGTGGCGGTGGAGTGTCCGCCCCTGCCGCAACTGGACCGACGCCTGCTGGACCCGACGCCGACGCAATACCTTCTCCCGAGCGAATTGCGGCGGATTGCGCCGAAACAACCTTGACCGCGAATTTCCTGCAACGCTACATCGAAAGACTTAAATGAACGAGATTCGCCGCGCCGGCCTGGAACAACTCGCCATGACCATCGAGGCCGCAATGAGCCAGCTTACGGTGCTGCTCGATGCCGAGCGCGCCGACGTTCAGGACTTGCCCGACAACATCGAGGAAAGCGACTTCGCAGAACGCGTGCTGAAGCGCCCAATGTTCGAGCTTGCCCAGGCGCGTGTGATGCTGCTTGAATCGGTCGAACACATCAGCGCCGCAATTGCGAAAGACAAAGAATGAATGACCAAGCGTGCGCGCCTAAACTGCTGGATCGTTGCGATGTGGCTTTGGATGCTGTCGTACGGGAAAAGCTACGTCTGGTTGCGCCGCAGCCACGCATTCTACGGAATGATTCCGCACTTCGGTCACACGGAGCGCATGGGGTTGCGCAGGTTTCGCTCAATCGAGTACCACCCGCCAAAAGGGCGGCGATGGAGCAAGGACGACTTCGTAATCGCCTTCGCAGGGCATTACGTGGTGACGCACTTCAAGGTTGTTTCCGTCAGGAGATGGGCGACAAAGGAACAGGCGCTCGCAGACATATATTTTCCGAAACATACGGGGTGAGCCAATGATCGGGAGCGTCGCCGCGCTCTGGTCAAAAGCAATCTCGAAGGGCGTCGAGCAATGAGCGAAGAAGTCATCCAGATCGCCACCCTCAAGTCAGAGGTCAAGACCCTGACCGAAGCGGTACGCGAACTCACCCTATCCATGCAGAAGAACAACGAGCGCCTGGAACGGCTGGCAGTGCTTGAGGTTTCGCATAGCAATAGTGACAAGGCCATTGGGCGAGCGTTTGAGGCGCTCAAGGCGCACGAGAGCATGGCGGAAGCCGCCCACGCCGCGAACCAGCGGGAGCACAAGGCTTACGACAAGGTGATCTGGCTCTCCCTCGGGTTCGTTACCGCCGTGAGCATTTTCTGGACGGTGTTTGGGTACAAGGTGAGCGGGACGCTGGATGACGTTCTGAAAATGTCCGCACAGCTACAGTCCCACATCCAGCAAGACAAGGTGATGTCAGACAGCGATGTGATGAAGGCATACAAACAATGAAGGCGAACCAATGAACGGGCATTTCTTCGTTAATGCAGAGGCGGCTTACGAGTTTGTGATGGTCCTTCTCGAAGCTGCGCTTACGGCAGTGGCTATAGCTGTTGCGCTTGTGATTGCATCGCCGTCGCTGGAGCGGGCATTGGAAAAGTTTGAAAGGTGGTGTGGGCGTGGCAACTAAATACACATTGAATATTGTTCGCGGCAAGACGCTTTCGCTGGTCATCCGGTGGGAACAGGAAACGCCGATTGTATCCAAGGCGATTTCCGCAATCAGTTTTGCGACGGGCTTCCCGCGCCTTACGGTTACGTCGCACGCCATTCCTGACGGCTGGCGCTCTGCCGTGGTTCGTGTTGCCGTTCCGAAGGAAATCAACGCCCAGAACGATATTCCACGCGGCAAAGATTTGCGCGAAACAACGGTTATCGACGCCAATACCATCGAGTACAACGGCCTGGTGCCTGTGACCGATGGGCGCGATTGGCCGGCTTATACAACTGGCGGATTCGTCCAGTACAACACACCGAAAGACCTGACCGGCTACACCATCCGCGTGAAGATCAAGGACAAGGTGGGCGGCACGGTATTGCTCTCTACCGAAGCCGGCGATACGCCGCTGAACCTGATTACTGCCGTTGCCGACAACGCGGCCAAGACCATCACCATCGAAATCCCCGCTTCTGTGACGGAAGACCTGGCGTGGAGCAAGGGAATTTGGGAAGTTGAAGGCGAATCCTCGACCGGAAAGGTCGATTCCATCATTGCGCCATCTCCGGTAACGGTTGGCGATGAAGTGGTGACGCCATGAACGAATACATCGTTACTAGAAAGAGCGACGGAACAGAAGTTGCACGCTACACCGCTGACCTCCCGACTCCTGAAGACCTCGCCAATCCCGATTACTCGGTATCCGAAGTCAGCGTGGCCTTCTCAGCCCCGCCTAACCCTGACGCACCGCCCGACACCCGATTCGGTGGCAGGCGCATGGTATCCAAGCTGGAATTCATCGCCCTATTGGGTGATGCCGCCTATGTTGCGGTGCTGACGATGGCCCGTCAGTCGGTTGAGATCGAGGCATGGATCAAGATGATCGAGATGACATCAGTCGATCCTGAAACCGGGTTTTCCATCAACCTAGACGACCCTCGCACATCTGCTGGAGTGCAGGCGATTGGCGACATCCTCGTCAGCAATGGCGTGGTGACGGCGGATTGGGTAGAGGGGGTGCTACGTGGCTAATAAATACCTGATTCATGGTGCGGCCTACTGCGGCGACGGCACGACCAGCGCAGAAGCGCCAAGCAATGGCGCGGCGGGTGCCTGGAACAACATCAATGTCCTAGAGGGATCAGCGCCAGCCTATGGCACGCTGGTGAATGGCGATGTCGTCAACATCCGCTCAAAGACCTCGGCGGGTGCCGACATTATGCGCACGTTGGCGGCATCTGTAACACTCGGGTCGTCGTTCAATCCGACTACATCGGTTACGTGGGTTCTTGACGATGGAAGTATCTGGCCTGGCGTCAGCGGCGTCCTGACCTACAACTGCCCATCCAACTATATCTGCGCAGCGAAGGTACTTAACCGCTATATCTCAAAGGCTCAAGACGCATGGCGGATTGTCGAGGCGAACAGTTCCGCCTCGTATAAAAACTACATGGGGGCGATCTCCGTTTACATCCACGGCCTGTTGTTCGATTTTTCGTTACTCTCGTCTTCAAACGGTACGCAACTTGGTGACTACAGTGGCTTTTCCGTGCTGTCCAATATTCACATCAAAAGCAACAGGCGGCCAGAGCGCCTTATTCTGGTCGTTGGCTACGCCAACCTACGAGTTCTGAACCCGAATATCGAACTGCTGAATCCTGCGGCTACGGAGCCAGTTTTCGTCGCCGGCAACTCCGGCGCTTCGCTCAGTATTTACGGGGGGGCGATTACCGGCGCCGGGGCGACCACGGGCGTGCGAGTGTTCGGTGATTCTGCGCAAGGCGCTGTGCTACGAAGTTTCGGCTTGCGGTTTCCGCAAACCATGTCGCTGGCAAACTATCCGGGCCATGAAGAGACGCTGTTCTCTGCTACCGGGTCCGATGGGCTGGTCGGATCGCGTGTTGTGATGAAGTGGGGCGAAATCAACTCGCGCACTGATGCCTATTACCCGACGCTGACCGCCGAGCTTCCGAACACTGACGGCACACTGTGGTCGTGGTGGGTCTACCCAAAGAACGCAAATGAATTTGGCCATCCGATTATCCCGATAGCCAAGGTGTATTCCGAAGCAGCGGCAGCTAAGGAGATCACCGTCGAGGCTCTTGTCGCCACGACCTTTTCTGCGGCCACCAAGGCGACGCTTTGGACTACCGTGGATTACACGGACGACGCCACGGGCCTGCCGGTTTCTGTCAGCACGCAAGATCCATCCGGAACGGCTCTAGATGCAAGCACGGCGGCATGGTCATCGACTACCTACGGGGCGACGGCGTACAACAAGCGGAAAATGACAGTAACAACTCCAACAGCGATCAAACCGAACACGCTGGTTACAGTCACAATCTGCTGCACGGCGAGGGCAGCCAGCGCGAGTGACACACTGATTATCTGCCCTGATTTCTTGGTACTCACGCCATGACAATCTGTATTCCACATGCAGACTTCACGGTGATCCCTACTGGCCGTGGGGTGATTACCAGCCACGGGGATTCATCGCTCGGCGTTGCGCGCTGGCCGACTGATCCGATAGGCACCATTACCGCTACTTTTTCAGGTGTTCCGGCGTCCTCGGAAATTCGAGTGTATCGCGCTGATGGGGTTGAGCTTGCTGGGGTTGAATCGGCGGCAGCGGATAATCCGACACTGTTTTGGTCTGTGTATCCGGTAGGCGCAAATAGTGTCAATCGAATTGTCATTATCAACCTGACCAGAGAGATTATCGAGTTTAATTTCACCCCAGTTGTGGGCTACGTCACAATCCCTACTCAAATGAGCAATGATCGTTGGTACTCTAACCCAGCATAAAGGAAATTTAACATGGCAAAACTGATTGATCCGGACAGCCTGACCTACTCGGTCAATTCGGCTACCAATATGCTGCGGTTTGACACGGCAGCGAAGACAATTCAACTGGTTGCAGGTGGAGCCTTGGTTGCCAAGGATGGAGTGACAGGCCAGTGCTTGTTCTCCAAGATCAAGGAAGTCATCAAGGCGGATGCGACCCTGATCAAGTACGCCCTGCCAGTGCGCGAGATGATCCACGATGAGTCGATGGAACTGATCAACGGCTGGACCTTTCTCGATGCGACGACGATCAAGATGGTGCGGGATTGCGGGGTGGCCTATGTGAATGTGGCGGGCGCGCCCACCGCGATGTTTGCCTGTTTCGTGACCCTCGGCGCGGTTATCAGCGGCGCTCCGTATTACACCCTATCCAGTGCCACAAATGCTTCGACCGCAGCCTTCACCCACGTCAATCTATCTACGACCTTCGGCGTCAATGAGTTGGTGCAAATTTACTCCGATACGAACGGTGACGGCACCCCGGAGTATGACTATCGTTCGTATGCCAAGCTGTTCCTCCGCGAGCAGGGCTACACCTATGATGAGTCGAGCAACATTGATATTGGTTACTCGGCACTGACCTACAAGAAATACAACTTCCCTATAACCCATGCGGTTGATGCTGGTGTCACGAAGAGTGATGCGACGGTAGATGCCTACACAGGTATGACGATCCAGTGGTATGCCGCTGCACAGTCTGCCAGTCTGGGAAGCAATGGGCCGTACAACTTTCATGTACTCATCAATGGCAATACTCATACCTACGATGAAGTGTATTCCTGGGTACAGCGGCAACTTCGCAAATCCACCGACATTGATGCGGATGGCACTGGTAATCGTACTGGCCAAGTTACTCCGGCACTGGTGCGCATGGACGGTGCAACGCTCAAGACGATTTACCAGTCGGGCGTCGGGGGTATCCATATCAGCAACCTGTCAGCATCCAGCTACAACAACGTGGCAGAAGCTGATGACACCCAGGCCTATCGCACCTATCCCTACACGGCAGCGATCACCTTCAACTTTGATACCTACCTTCAAGGTGACGCAGCCGATGCGAAGTTCTGGATCTACGATGCGTCAACCTACCCTGGTGCTGGTGCCACGCTGTTGCAGGATGCTAGTGCTGCGCCCATGACCGGTGACCTGACTGGTGGTGTAGCCACGAAGTCATTCAGCTTCGCCTGGACGGCGGATAAAGCCTGGATTGGGGTAGCCATCGGGAAGAACAACGCGAAAATTGCTATCGCTTCTGGAACCATCCTGCAATCGACAGTCAACAGCGGATCCTTCGTTGCTGGCTTGGAACGCTGGTATAATAATCCCTGATACAAATACAGGGGGTAATAATGCTTGATGCTTATTTTGCAGGGCTAATAGATGGGGAAGGGACTATGGGTGTTTACGCTGTCGGAAATGGCAAAGATTCAAACATCTATTGGTCTGCAAAAATGGCCGTTCATGGAACCTACCGACCGATGATTATTGCTTTACGCGATCACTTTGGGGTAGGTCAATTCAGTATCGGGAAAAGGAATCCTAGCCACCATCTCGGCGGTAAGCCTCAATGGTTATGGCACGTTGGAAGTAAGAGCAAAATTATTTATGTGCTTGAGAAAGTTCACCCATATCTCATGGAAAAGCGCGGGCAAGCGGAAATAATGATTTCTTATTGTCGCGGAGAGCTTTCTGGTGAAGTTGCATCTGCGTTGTTGCGAGAGCAAAAAAATACAGTATTTCCACATTCACTCGGTGAGGGAGAACGACTGTCAAGAGGAAATCCAGCCGAGTCGTGCCCAACGGCGCGGACAACATGGGCGGTAGCAGAAGAAATACGTCAGCGTGTAGCTAATGGTGAAAAACAAGCCGACCTTTGCCGAGAGTATGGTTTTAAAAAAACAATGATTAGTCGGATTGTTCTACGTAAAACATACGCATCAGAACCGTGGAGGTCTAAGGGATAGCTATGGCATACACCTTTGACGGGACAACCAAGCGCATTACCCTCACCAGTGGGGTAGTGTCGCTTAACCTGATCGACCTACACTCACGGTGGAAGGATTGGGTAGGCATGGGTAACGCCCAGCACGCACAAGCGTTCAGGGCAGTTGGTGGGGATATTCCGGCAATTCCGTTATACCTATTCCTGCTGAATGGATGGCGAATCGTTCCACAATCTGCAGATCATACATTGGCGGTAACGAATGGGATTCTTGAAGTAGATGGTGGAGGCGACCCATTCGTTGATCCAGTAGGGGATTTCGCTATTCGTATCAATCGGGAAACACCTGGGATTGCAATTGGTTACTCTTCGACAGGAGTAAGTGGCCCCACAGCAGCAGAGATTGCAGCCGCTATTCTCGCCGCTGCACAGATCACACCAATTCACGCCAACGTCCGGCAGATGAATGATGAGCAGGTAATCGGCACTGGCGTCACAAGCAACAAGTGGAGGTCGCACCTTGTTCCATGAGGATTCATTCTCGCTGGACTCGTTCAGCACGGATTCATGGATGTTCCTGCTCGAAGTCCCGTACTTCGACCTCACCGGAGCGCAGCGCGTCTATGTTCGCCACGTCCTGCAATCTGTCTATGCGCTGGAGGTGGTCGAGCGCATCGTCGCCGTTGCCGAGCGCAACAACCTGTCGGCCATTGATTCCGCAGAAGTCATTCGCGCACGCACTGGCGATCAAACGCTATTCATCCTGCCGCGCAGGAAGGTGACGGCTGATAAGCCGCAGCGCCAGGCCAAGCAGACTGCACCAAAGCGGGCAAAGGAAACGCGGGCTGCTTACGCCGTCACCGGAAACGAATCAATGTACGCAAGCGCCGCGCCGCTGCACATCTTAGCAAACCACTCTGCTGAATCCATCGTTTCCAGCCATGCGCAGGAAACTTTTTTCATCACCAATAAACCATCGCGCTCTGCGCATAACCCGTAAAGTAGCCGACTCACAAACCAAGCACTAACCCAAGGAGAACCATCATGGCCGCAAAATTCAAGACAACGCTGAAGGGCGCGATGCTTACCGCGATCCGCGACGCAATCGACGCCGGAGCGACTGGCGGGCTTATCAACGTCTACACCGGGACGCAGCCGGCAACGCCTGAAACCGGGCTGTCAGGCAACACGTTGCTTGGAACGCTCACGTTTGCGACGGTATGCGGAACAATTTCGTCGGGCGTTCTGACGATGGCTGCAATTACGGAAGACTCGTCGGCTGATAACAGCGGAACCGCAACATGGGCGCGCATTACCGACAGCACTGGAACGGTCGTTATGGACGTCGACGTGTCAAGCACAGTGGGGAGCGGCGCGATCAAGATGAACACGACCGTCATTGTTGCCACTGGCCCGATCAGGATCGCCTCGTTCGTAATCTCCTTCCCGTAACTCCGTAGCAGCAAGGGGCTGGCATGTCCTTTACAGTAACGGAGTACCCGGCAACATGGCTCACCGGAAGCGGTGCGGCCACGTTCTTCATGTCGGACTTTGCCGGCAGGGTGACAGGCGTCAACGGATTGAGCAGCTACTACACCTGGCTGTCCTCGAACAACGGCGTATCGTTCACTAGGTACTCTGGACTGAACTGGCAGTACAACGCCGTTCGCTATGGTGCTTATGGAAACGGTCGATGGGTTGCCTTCGACACGGGTTCGTACCGGATATACCCGAGTTCGGACGGGGCGACCTACACATCGTATGTGGCGACCGGATGGACTAGCTACCCGAAAGGCGCAGCCTACGGAAATTCGCTTTTCGTCGCGGTATCTGCGGCTGACATCCAGACCAGCCCAACAGGGCTGTCAGGGACTTGGACCATCGTTACGCCCCCGGCGAATTGGTCGGTCGTACCGCAGGCGTTGATATGGACAGGGACGGAGTTTTGGGTTCCGACCACAGACGATGCGTATGTGTTCACTTCTCCGGATGGGTCTAACTGGACCAGGTACGCGCGATCTGGAGCGAGCTTTGCATTTAACGAAACCCCGGCATTTAACGGTTCGAGGTTCGTCTTCGCAAGGAACGGCGCTGCATACTATTCGGACGACGGCAAGTATTGGGTTGCTGCAACGACTGACATCAGCACGTTCCTTTACAGTTGCAGCAAAGTGCTTTGGGGCGGGTACAACTTTTTCGTATTCGACACCAGCACGGCAAAGTTCATCTACTCTCTCGACGGCGACACATGGGCTGAACAGACGGTATCGCGGACCTACAACAACCCGCCTTGTGTCGGGCAAAACAATGTAATCATCGGGGCGAGTAGCGCCGGGTACGGAATACGATTTACTGACGCGCCGCCGCCGCCCGTTGGCGACGCCATCGTGTCGGTCGTTATTAGCGTAGACGCGGAAGGCAGTTTTGGGCCTATTTCCGGCGATGGGTACATAGAACTTTCGCTCAATGTCGATGCGACCGGGGAAACAACGCTGCCGGTTGTCATTGGTGCAGCCGACATATTCCCGATCATCGTTGTCTCCGGCGCAGGCCACACTTCAGTGTATGGGAACGCCTCGCACTCCATCGTTCTTTTGGTTGCTGCAACGGGAAGCACAGACGTTGGTGGATATGGCAACATTACGATTTTCCCGACCGTATCTGCGGTTGCAACTACGTGGGCAACGGCTACGGTCGCGGTACTGGTCGAGGCTGAGATTAGCTGCGAAGGAACGCACTTTCAGCCGGTCGTAGTCGAGCCAATCATAGTTGCTACCGGAAGCGTGGGCGTGGCTGCAACCGCCGTCGTTAACGTGGTTGCCGAGGTTTCCGCCACAGGGATGCTTGTCCCTGTCGGCGTGGCAAGCATCAGCGTCGCGCCTGTTATTCTGGCACAAGGGATCGGGACAGAATACGCTGGCGCTGCGGCAGTTTCAGTCGATGTTGTGATTGCTTGCGTAGCACACACAGACGCCCCTGTAATTGGGGTTGCGTCGGTCGTGGTCGAGCCGAGTATCGTTGCTTCCGGTATAACCGTGGCCCCCGGCGTAGGTGTCGCAACCATCGTTGTTGATGTGATGGTTGCCGCCTTCGGCACTGGACCAGAGAGAGAGGCAGCAAACTCCTGCTTTGTGTCTGGCGGCGATCCTGTTCGAGTGGTGGTATACGCATGAGCGACGATAAGCTGCCGACGCTGACGGTATTCGATGGAGAAAAGAATCATACATTGGCGCGCAAGCTATCGGCCAATGCGCCAATGGATAGCTTTGCCACGAAGCAGCTAATAACGCCGGATGGTGTTACCGAGCTTCGCACCAAGGGCGGAAATCCACAAGTCACCTACACGCCAACGCCAGAAGAGGTACTAGATCCACCCTGGATCGAGAAGGACTACGGGCTGCGCACCTATTTTCCGGATAGCGCCTATGGGACCGGCTACCCAACAATCCCGATGTTCCTGAAGAAAATAATCCTTGTCCATGACGACACGCCAATAGAATTTGCGCCGGTCCCTGCGATAACGGCGGGTGGCGGTGCGTTTGTCGACGACGAGTGGTATTCGTTCGAGGAAATGTACACGTCAGATGGCATATTCCCGTTTTGGGTTCCGTTCCCAAAAAAAGCGCTGTACGGGTTTTCACCAAATCAGCAAGAGCTTCTGTTCCTTGGCGCAGAGTCTTATTTCCTACGGTCGCCAACACTCGTTGCTGGACATGACGCCCAGGGGTTCTACGCAAGAATCCCGGTTGGCGTCATGGTTGTGCAGCTTGCAGGAACAACCCGCAAGCGCAGAGTGCAGCTTAAAGCGCCATATTGGGATGCAGTGACATCGCGCTCTGAGAACGCCCCATGAACACGGAAATAAAACTCCCGGCAAGCAAGATAGTGGCTGGTGGCGAGAGATACCACGGGTTTCGCCTTGCGGACGGAACGCACGTTCTTGACAGCGGAGCGCCCCTGGATCTTCCATCGCAATACAACGCGCCATACACGGAACCATACATTCGTAATGGCGGGTGGAGTGAGGTCAGGTTTTCGGCGATACCGGGGAAAGAAAACTTCCCGAACAATGCGATCATAACGGGGTGGGCGCCTAACCAGCGAGAAATAAACCCGAATCGTGGCCCGTTTGCTGCTCGCCTGACGCTGGCGCAAAACGCATGGGTTTGGCGAGACTCGCTAGGGACTCCGTGGTGCTTGTGGTTCGACTCGACCAACGACAATAGCTGGCCGATAAAGGCGCACCGCATTACCCGAATGTCTGTTTTGCCTGATCCAGACGCTACGACATACACCGTTGGATACACAACGTCTTGGGACAGCAACGCATGGATGCCTACGGCACAATACGAATACTCGGCAGGGTGGGTGAACCAAAGCAGCACTGGAAGAAGAGTAGCGATCCACAGGTACGGCACGCAGTCGTCTTCTCCCGGTAGCTACACCCCATGCGACATCACCAAGTTATCCGTTATCGACAGCAACAACGGCGATCCTCCGACAGTATCCGTGGACGGTCTAATAAGCTCGCACTACAGCGTGCTTGTTTCCGGCGATACAACGACCTGGGACCACTTGAACCAGACAACTTCTTTCACTCCGCTCGTGGTCTACGACGACATGGAAGACCCGCTTGAAATGGCGGTTTTCTACCATGACACATACGATTTTACGGGGGCAAGATGGTTTTCACCGTACTATGAAACAGGGCCGTGGCAGGAATACTATACAAAAAGGCATTGGCTGGCGATCAATGGGGTCGAGGTAAACCCGTTGTATGGGCTATGGACGCGCACCAGAATAGGCGACTCGAACGTATTGATTAGTGACACCCAAACCGGGGTAAATTCCGGGCCTCCTTGGTATGTTATGCACGGCAAGTTCTTGATAGCACCCGTTGGCGGAATGTCAAGTTCCTCACATCCGCAGTGGGTAGAAGAATTTTGGCCTGACCCATACCCAATTTACGGATGGTTCACGCACAAGGCAAACGCCTACGCTGCCGGTCCCAACTACAATATCCCGCTGTTTACTGAGTTCTTTGAAAACATTTGCATTGACGCAAACGGTGTTCTCGACACGAACAAAATACGAAGATTTTAGGAGAAGCCATGAAAACAACCCCGATCGGCCCGTTTCTCGGGATCAACCACTACCTTCCGGACTTCTCGCTCTCTACCGAAAACGGCGACTGGCTGCGTGACGCCGAGAATGTAGACCTTGACAACTCCGGGTGGCCTTCGCGACGCGCGGCTCTGCTTCAGATTCAAGCGATGACCGACGCCCATTCGCTCTACATGCTAACGCCCACGGACGGGTATCTGGTGCGCGGCACGGCGATGTACGCAGTTACGCTGGCCCCTTCCTATTCCGAGACGCTGTTTCGCGTCCTGACGAGCGGCGCGGCGGTGTCTTGGCAGGAGTACGACGGCAAGCTCTACTACGCCAGCGCCACAGACTCGGGGAAGATCATTAGCGGCGTTCGGTATCCAATGGGTCTCCCGACGCCGGCTGCGCCTAACTGCACGACCATACCGGGCGCGCTCTATGATGGAGCGTACCAGATCGGGGTCAGCTACTCGAACAGCGTTACCGGGGAAGAGGGGGGAATCTCGGCGTCGAGCAATCCGCTGCTGCCTGCCGCTGGTGGTATCCGCATCACCCTTCCCGGAGCAGCTACTGGCGCCACACACGTCAATGTCTATTTCTCGACGACGAACGGCTCGATACCAATGTGGATCGGCAGCTACGCAGTCGGGACCGCCGCGGTCGACGTGGTTGCCGAGCCGACCAGACTGCGCGAGGGCATCTTCAAGGACGAAGAACCTTTACCGAACGGGACACGCCTGTTTCTGTTCAACGGGCAACTCTGCTCTGTCAGCGGCAAAAACTTGTACTACGGCATTCCTTACAAGCCGGGCTACTGTCTGAAGACGAACAAGCGAGTCCCATTCGAAAGCGACATCGGGATTGCTATCGGAAACCAGAGCGGCCTTTATGTCTCCGCAGGAAAAACGTACTTCATGGATGGCCGGCAGATTGGTCCGGACATGGACACGCGCGTCATCCTGCACTATGGCGCTGTGCCGGGAACCGAGTTCGTCATTGAAAGCGCCATTTCTGAGGCATTGATTATCGGGTGGTTCGGCGCGCGTGGCATTGTCTTCGCTGACACTAGCGGAGCGATTACCGAGGTCATGGCGCAAACTATCAAGCAAACGCCGCCGGCTTCCGGCGTCTCTGTCGTGGTCGAAGAGAACGGTGAAGAATATCGCAAAGTCGTTTCGTGCGGCTGGTGTGTGAACGTCAAGACCAAGGCCGCGTCCCGGTACTCCGCGTGGCCGGTAACTTCTGCATCGCGCGGATATGTGACTGTTCCTACCGGCGTGTGCACCTTGTCTGGTGGCGCAGCAAAGATCGAAGGTCATATCTCGCTCGGCAAAAAGAACTTCAGAGGCGAGAACCTGAAGCACCTTCCCGCTTGCTACATCGGAGCAGTTTCTGCTACGCCCATGGAACTTCGCGTCACGACCCCCGATCACGAAGACTACCACTACGAAGCAAGGTCGTGCGGTGACGACTTGCAGATTCACCGTATCGACCCCGGCAAGGGACTGCGCGCCAATTGGTACGACCTTTCACTGTACAATACCGAAGGTTCTTATTTTGCGCTGACCTCGTTCAGCTTTGCGCCGGCGGTATCCGGCAGGAGGATTTAGGCATGGCTGATATTATCGACCTACACCCACATTTAATCGGTACGCCTGCCAATGGCGTCAACCTGTATCAAGTTCCAAACGCCTCGATGGAGGTGTTGGAAGACATTATCAACGCCACATGGAACTTGGCGCTCAGCAAGTCCGACGCCGTAGGGTTGAAAACTGCTGCCATTACAGCGGCATCAGGGATGCTCGATCCCGCACTCGCCCCCACGGCGACGGCTGGATCAGTAGCTGTTCCGTCGATCGTTGCACCGCCCGTCACTATCCCGGCCGGCATTAACGTCCCGGCAATTTTTGCTGACTTCAAGCTAGAGTACCTCGATCTGGCAACGTGGCTGACAAACCAATACACAACATGGATCACGACGTACGCGCCAAATAACCAGAGCCTTTACACGGCCGGAGAATCCTCCCTACTTGCGGCACTTCAGTCAGACACGTTCGTTCCGGCGGCAGTGCAAAACCAGATCATGGGCGATGCCGCCGCACGTGTTCTTTCCGACGCAGACCGGGCTTCCGACGCTGTCGTCGCTCAGTTTGCTGCGCGAGGGTTTCCGCTCCCGCCCGACGCCGCGCTGAGTGCTGTTCTCCAGATTCAGCAAAAAGCACAAGACGAAATGGCTGAAACCAGCAGAAAGATCGTCGTGATGTCGGTGGAGCAGTACCGTTTCGTTGTAGAAAAGACGATTTCATCCCGCGACATGGTGCTGAAGTATGCTGTCGAGTACGCCAAGGTTGAGGCCATGTCCCCGGAAATTATCTCGAAAATGATGGGGATCGGATACGACATCCAAACGAAGCTGATAAATGCAGCGGCCGCTTTCTACAACGCTGACTCCCAAGCAAAAGAAGTCATCGCCAAGGTCGGAGAATTTAACGCTAACATTGATTTCGATGCGTCAAAGGCGAACCAGGCATCAAAACTTACGATTATTGAGGACAATTTGAAGGCTCTTCTTGGCGAGATTTCTTCGGTCACTCAACAAGCAACCTCGGCATTGAATAACCTACACGTTCAGGTTTCTATGAATGCAGGTGGGACTACTGTTACGACTCAGGCAGAAAGTTTGTAGCAGTATCGAGAGGAAAATTCAACAACATCCATGCGCAAACCTCTCTTGGGGTCAACAACAGCAAGACGGTTTCGCAGAGCGTGTAATTCATGGCGCGCACCAGGCAAAGGGGCTTCGGCCCCTTTTTCTTTTAAATGCTGGCTGGCGGTCAATAATCGCGCAGGAATTCCACCTGCGAGGCCAACATGGCAATTGATCTTACCAGTGCTCTTGACGAAGAGACGAAGAAGGCCCGCGCATTTGCGCCGGATCCCATTGAGCAACAGTTTGGCCCGACCGTTCCGACGCTAGGCCAGGGGCTTTCCGGAATGACGAAAGCTATCTCTGGCGTTGGGATCACGGCGCCGCCGCCAGCAAGCGGTATCAGCCTCGACAATAGCGTCGACATGAAGGGCGTGAACGACATCATGGCCCGCGAGAATAAGGCGCGTGGCGAAATGATCGCTCTGTCGATGCCGCAAGTTGGCGGAACTGCGCCCGGAATCCTTGGTGATGGCGGCATTGCCGCCGACAACGCAGAGAAGACCGCGCGCTGGCGCCAGGACGACTTGATTAGCCTTGCAAGCCGAGGCAACCAGGGTGCTATTGCTGCTGCCCTTGGCGCTAATGCCAGGTCAAACGATGTGGCTGGCACAAACGCCGCTCAGTTGCAGTCCGCCGAGTTGCAAAACCAGACGGCGCGCTACGGGCAGGATGTCAATGCGCAACGTGCCGCCGAAGCCAATCGCGTTCAGATGCGCGGCCAGGACATGACTGCGGCCGAGGCTGCCGCCAGGACCGGAATCGACCGCGATCGCCTTGGCCTCTTGCGTGACGCAGAGACACGCGCAGGCGAAAGAACTGGCCTGGAAAGCACAAAAATTCGCGGCGAGATTGACGATCAGAAAATGGTACGCGATGCCCGCTCCGGGCTGACCGCGGCGATCGCCTCCGGGGATCCGAAGAAGATTGAGGCTGCGAAGGCAAGCGCTGTTGCGGCCGGAATCAAGTTCGACAAGCCGAACAATGAATTCACGTCGGTCACTGACAGTATGGGTATGAACGTGACGCGCACCAACAAGGACACCGGAGCGATAGACATTATTGACCCGAAGACAGGCGCCGTGCGCAGCATTCCGGCGCCAGGGGCTAAGCCTGCCACGCCGCCATTTGAATTGTTCGCCGCACAGGCACAAGCGAAGAACCCTGGCGTAAGGCTGACGCCAGAACAGCTACAGAAGGCTTACAAAGAACAGTTCGGAGGTTGATTCATGGCGCTTGATCTGACGTATGACCCGAAATGGAAGCCGGCATCGTCTGGTAACGACATTGATCTTACCTATGACCCTAACTGGAAGCCGGCAGAGCCGGGTGTGATCGACAAGATCAAGGGCGGGCTGACGACCGCCAAAGATTACGGCCTTGCAATCGCCGCTGGCGCCGGAGAGGGGATAGCAAATACCGAAGCGGGCATCGGCACGTTCTCTCAGGCGCCGGCCGCCAATACGCTATCTGGTGTCATTGGCGCTCGCGCGCTGGCCGACCGTGGCATAACCGCGCTGTCAAATTACGTTTCACCTGGAAGCGCAGAACTGAATAGCGGCTACCAAGAGTCTGCGCAGATGGCTTCGCAGTTTGCCGCCGAAGAGCGCGCCAAAAACGCCGACAGCAACATCGTTGCTCGCCTTGGCCTTGGAATGCAGGACGACGGCCGCGAGCGGGCAAAGGCAATTCAGGACTTCAACCGCGAGAACAATCCTGAACTGGTGCGCCAGCAGCAGGCTATGGCAAATACCGAGGGGTTCGTCGGCGCCCTGGAAGGCATCAAAGACAATCCGATGGCCTTCACGCACATGCTGGCACGCTCCGCGCCCGATATGGCGGCCGGGGTTGGTATTGCCAAGGGCGCGGCGGCCGGCCTTGCCGCTGCCGGCAAGTCGACGGCGGCGCAGGTTGCCGGCGCCAGTACGGCCGGCATTCTTGCAGAATCCGCATCGTCCGCGAACCAGACGCGCGAAAGCGTGTATCAGCAGGTTGCAGAAATGCCGTTTGATCGCCTGGCCGGATCAGAGCGGTTCAATGCAATCCTGGCGCAAACTGGCGACCAGACCAAGGCGCGGGAAATTCTTGCGAACGAACTTGCCGACCAGGCGCCAGTGCTTGCCGGCGCCGGCACGGCCGCGGGCTCGATGCTGACGAACAGGCTGTTTGGTGGCGACACGACGGCCAAGATGATTGCCGGGGCGCAGAAGACGACCGGGAAAGACGTGCTCAAGAATATGGGCCAGGAATCATTCGAGGAAGCCTCCCAAGGCGTTCCCGAGGATCTTGCGCAGCATGGCGCCGTGGTCCAGGCGGACAAGGCTGCGAAGTTCGACCTTGGCAAGACGATTGCCGAGAATGCCGCGGCGGGCCTGGCGATGGGTGGTGGTGGTTCCGTCATGTCCTACGCCAAGGATAACTTTGGCAAGCAGGAAGCTGCGCCGACCGTGCCCCCGCTTCCCGATACCGGCCCGATGTCGCGCAGCGCGAACACGGCCATTGCAACCGGCGCCGCGGCTGACGCGGCTTCCGTGCTTGGCGTTCCGTCTGACGCCGAGCAGGCCGGCGAACAGATCGCGCCGAAGAGCATGGATGCGATCGGCCGTGTTCAGCAGATCGACCAGCAGATTCAATCTGCGGATCCTGAACAAGCAACTACCATGAAAGCCGAGCGCGACCAGATCACCGCAAGCTGGCCGCGGGCGGTATCCGGGGCGCCGACTTCGTTCTCTACCGAGTCCGGGGCGCGCATCGACGGTAACTATGCGCTCATGGAAGCGCATGAACTGGTTACAAGCCACGACGAGAAGTTGAAGCCGAACGCTGCCTATCCGCGTGAAATGCAGCCGCGTGAGCGTGACCGGGCCGCTTCTGAAATGCAGATTTCCTCGATTGTCCAGCGTCTTGACCCGGCCCGCCTGGGCGAGTCAGGAGACGCCGGCACCGGGGCGCCGATCGTTGGCGCCGATGGTCTTGTCGAGTCAGGTAACGCGCGGACGATTGCGCTCAAGCGCGCCTACCAAGGCAATCCAGAGAAGGCGGAAGCCTATCGCCAGTACCTTGCCGACAACGCCGCACGATTCGGCGTGACGCCCGAGGCCGTGGCTGCCATGAATACGCCGGTCCTGGTGCGCGTGCGCAATACGCCGGTAGATCGTGCCGAGTTCGCCCGCCAGGCGAATGCTTCTACCGTGGCGCAAATGAGTTCTTCGGAGCAGGCCCGGGCCGACGCTGCGCGAATTGACGATATGGGCGACATGCGCCCGGACGACAACGGCGATTTCGCCACGTCGCGCGATTTCATCCGTCGCTTCATTGGGCGCCTGCCGGCAACCGAGCAGGGCGGTATGGTTGATTCGACCGGGCAGCTATCGCAATCCGGATATGCGCGGATCCGCAATGCGGTTCTGGCGAAAGCCTACGGCGAATCCCCGGTGCTCGCCCGCATGGTCGAGTCGATGGATGACAACATGCGCAACGTCGGTAAGGCGTTGATGCAGGCTGCGCCGGAAATCGCCAAGCTGCGCCAGGACGTGAGCGAGGGCGCGCTGTTCGATGCCGACATCACGCCTGACCTGTTGGCCGCAGTCGAAGAGTTGTCGCGCATCAAGGATTCAGGCCGTTCGATTTCTGACTATCTCGCTCAAGCCGGCATGTTCGGTGATACGATTTCAGCAGAGGCGCGCGATCTTCTGCAATTCCTTGCTGACAACCTGCGGCGCCCGGCGAAGATTGCCGGATTCATCAAGGCATACGCCGACGCGCTACGGTCGGCCGGCAATCCGAATCAAGGCTCGCTGCTTGGCGAGAAAACGGCGCCGACCAAGCGCGAGATCATCAATACGGCAAAGGGTGTTGAAAATGGACAAACCGAAACTGACAGCACCGCCCCCGGGCAAGCTGCAAACAAACCAGCCGGACCTGAAGGCAACCAAAAAATTGATCGACCGGCTGACGAAAAGCCCCCGGTCACGCCAGGCAACGGCAGTGGCACTCAAGGCGATGAAACAAGGCTAAGTCGCGGGGCGGTAGGCAAGCGCGAAGTTACCATCAACGGCAAGCCATACGTCTACAACAACCCGGAAAACCGCAGCGAGGACGGCGATAACTATATCCCTGTCCTCCCGCCTTATTTCATGGATGCTGCAACATTGGCCGAGGCCGACGAGTTTGTGCGGCTTTACTGGTCAAAGAAAGCTGATCCGGAAATTGACCCTGCCGATCGGGCGCGCGCCGAGGAACTGATCGCACCCCGTCTCAAGTTGGCCGAAGAGGCAAAGGCCGAGTACGACCAGGCGGTGATTGATATTGCTCAATCGGTAGGCGCTATCGGCCAGCAGCTTGCGCCGCTCAAGTCAATGAAGCGCGCCGTTGAAAAGCTGGTGATGGAAGTTGAAGGCTTCGACGTGCGCGAACTGAAGGATCTTCTTCGCTCAACGATTGTTGTCTCAACCTACGGCCAGGCTCAAGCTGTCATCGACCAGATAGCCGAGAAGTTCGACGTTCTGCGCATCAAGAACCGCACCGATAACGCTCTGTCAGGCCCGGGCATAGAGTCGCAATCGCGCCAGAAACTTGGCGGATACTCCGATGTGCTGGTTAATGTGACGATGCCGAATGGGACGACTGCGGAAATACAGATCAATGTTCCTGAGCTTCTTTCGATCAAGGCGCACCAGGGCCACAAGTTGTATGAAGCGGCGCGCGACTTTCCGAAGGGCAGCGAGAAGCAGGAAGAAATTTATGCCGCGATGCGCGGCATGTATAACCTGGCCTGGGAGACTGCCAATAAACGTCAGGTGGCTGCGAGTTTGACCTTGCCGGACGCTGCAAACTCGCGGCAACCCGCTGCGCAGTTGATGAAAGCTGCCTCCGACATGGGCGCTGCTGATTTTGCAGGCAAAGACTTGACCGGGCGCAATTCGTCGCCAGAGTCGGCCAACTTGAACACAGAGCCGTCTGGAAACTCAACGAATTCGTCCCCGCTGAAAGATGCCACGAACACGCAGCCGGGCGGGAACTTGTCTGGAAATTTCATATCGACTACCTCCAAAGAGATTGTAGCACAAGGCAAAAATCAGGCATATACTGAAACCGACGAAAACGCAAGCGAGGCCAAAAATGAGTATGGAAACAACGGTACGCCTGGCGCTCAAGGACAAGAACCCGGCGCTGTACAAGGAACTGGCGGCAAGCGGGGAACTGACTCAGTTCGTGACGGAACGGACAGAGCAGATCAAGTCGGCAATCACAACGCTGATGATGGAATTGTCGGCCAAGGCGCGGAAGGCCGCGGCGGACCCGATGGAACTCGCGCAGATGCTCAAGGGGTACGACTCGATGGCGAGGGAAATCGTGCTGGCCGAAATGCTGGAATTCCCGCAGGACGAAGCTCTGGCGAGTGGGTAGCATTTCCGCCTGAAACCGGCACGCTCGGCATTCCGCGTGCCGACATGCCGCAAATCAAGGGCGATGCTAGGCCGGCGCTGATCGCCTTCCTCAAGGCGCGTGGCATCGAGTACGCGACCGAGGATGTTCAAGCCGATTCGCTTCGTCCGACACAAGCCGAGTTCTCGATCAAAAAGGCGGTGAATTGGGGCGAAGTCCGCGAGGGCGTTGATCGCTCTGTTCTCGCTTCGTCCGATGGCTTTGTTCTCGATGGTCATCACCAGTGGATTGCTGCGCTGGCGGTTGGCGAGAACGTCAAGGCTATTCACTTTGACGCGCCGATCGACAAGCTGCTGGCTGCGGTCTATGAATTCCCCAGCGCCAAACGCGGGGAAGGTGCGACAGACGGGCGCCAACTTGCGCAACAGAACTTCAATGCTGCACTGGCTGACCTTGGCGTGATTATGCGCCAGATCAATCCTGGCGTTCGGATGCTGACGCCCGAGGAAAAAGTCAGGCTCATGCCTACCCTGGTCAAGCTGTTCGAGTCCGGTATCCAGCAAGTCGGGTACGGCATGAAGGATTTGATTGCCCATGTTCGCGCCGCCATGAAGGCAAGCGCCGACGAGTTCGTTCGCAAGCACTGGAACAAGATTGACGAGAAGACCTACCGCGAAGCCGCTGCCCAGGCGATCGACAACGTGCAGAACGGAACGGCCGAGCCAGAGGCCGGGCAGACTGCCGATATGTTTGCCATTCCGAAGCCGAAGCCGGCGCCGGCACAGGGCGATATGTTCGCCGCGCTGGAAAAGGTCGCGCCGGAAGTGTTCAAGAAGCCGGCCGAGGAAAAGAAGGTCGAGCCTGAGAAGGTTAATCGGGTTCAAACCGATAAACCTAAAGCCAAGCCGGAAAAGTCCGAAGTGTCGCTGCCGGCCGGGCGCGACATTCCGCCGAAGACCGGGCGCAATTACGCCTTTGGTGATGACGACCTGACCTATGAGGGTAGCTGGATCAAAAAGGCTACGCAAAACGTCGAGGCTGTCGAACTTCTCGTTCAACTCGACAAGGAAAACCGCCAGGCGACGCGCGAAGAACAAGCCGTTCTCGCCAAGTTCATCGGGTGGGGCGCCTCTGATCTTGCCAACTCCCTGTTTGGCGACAAGCTCAACAAGCAGCTTCCGCTTATCCGTGAATACGAGGATGCTCTAGCCGCCTTCGATAAGGTTGGGCGCGACTATCTGCACAGGGGCGGGCGCTGGCGTGGCGATCACGCCGATAGCGGGTATTACCAAGCCGTCTCTGTGCTGCGCGCGGCGGGCAAGATCGAGGGCAATTACTCATTCCCTGAGCGTGTCACCAAAGATCAACTTCTTGCCGCAAAGCCCGACATGGGCGCGAAGAAGTGGGACGAACTGCGTACCCGCCTCAAGGCCGTGATGTCCGAGGACGAGTGGGCGGACGCCGCGCGCTCGACGCAGTACGCGCACTACACCAGCAAGCCGATCGTCAAGTCGATGATGTCTGCCATCCAGCGCATGGGCTTCAAGGGCGGAACAATCCTTGAGCCGGGCGCCGGCATCGGTGTTTTCCCCGGCTTGATGCCGGTCGAAATGGCGAACAACTCGTCCTATACCGGCATCGAGTTCGACGCGATCACCGGGCGGATCCTCAAGCAGCTATTCCCCGACGAGCGCATCCTGGTCGAGTCGTTTGTCGATACTGCGCTGCCGCAGAACTATTACGACGTGGCTTTCGGCAATCCGCCGTTTGGCGATATTCCGATCCTGTCTGATCCGAAATATCGTAAGTACGCTTTTTCTATCCACAACTATTTCTTTGCGAAGACGCTTGATAGCGTGAAGCCTGGCGGCCTGATTCAGTTCGTGACCAGTCGCTACACAATGGACAACCTGAACGACAAGGCCCGCGCCTTCATGGCCGAGCGCGCCGATCTGGTTGGCGCTATCCGCCTGCCGCAAACCGCATTCAAGAAGAACGCCGGTACGGATGTCGTGACCGACGTTCTGTTCCTGCGCAAGAAGGTTCCTGGCGAGACGTTCGAGCATGGGCAGCCGTGGGCGAAGTCCGTTCCGATAACGATCAACGGTCGGCAATTCAACATCAACGAGTATTTCCATGCCCATCCTGAAATGGTGCTCGGGAAAAACTCTGACGCCGGAAAGATGGCGAAGTCTCCGGACCCGCAATACACCGTCGAGGCGATCGAGGGCGACATCGACGCGCTGTTCGACAAGGCGGCCGGGACGCTGCCGGACAATATCTATCACGCAATCCACGATACCGCGGCCGAGGACGCCGTGGTGCGCGACCTGGATTTCAACCCGAAAGCCAAGAAAGAGGGCAACTACTACGTGACGGATGCCGGCGTGCTGATGGTGCGCGAGGGCGGCATCGGTAAGCGGGCAGAAATCAAGTCCGCGAAGGCTATGGAAATCATCAAAGACTTCGTGCCGCTGCGTGACGCGCTCAAGCAGGCGCATTTCGACCAACTGAACAACGGCGAATGGGAAAAGTCGCTGGCCGAGTTGCAGAAGGCTTACCGGGCATTCGTCAAGAAGAATGGTCAAATCCACAAGCACACGACCTACATGCAGAACGTCAAGGTCGAGGAACTGGACGACGAAGGAAATCCGACCGGGAAAAAGGTCGCTGACAAGGAACAGCGTTACCGTTTCCCGACCATCGACGCGATCAACGATGATCCAGATTACACACTTGTAGCCGCGCTCGAATCGTTCAACGAGGAAACCGGCGAAGTCAAGGAAACCGCCTTCCTGAGCGATCGGGTGTTGCAGCGCCGTGCGCCGGCCAAGGTCGAGACGCCGACCGACGCCATGCTGCAAGTGCTGAACGACATTGGCAAAGTCAGCATTGCGGAAACCGCAAAGCGCATCGGCCTGGACGAACAGGAGACGATCGCCGCCCTTGGCTCTCTGGTCTATGATGATCCGTCTTCCGGGTGGGTGACGGCCGACAACTACCTTTCTGGTGACATTCGCAAGAAACTCAAGGCGGCACGTGCCGCGTCAGAAACAGACAAGCGATACCAGCGCAACGTCGAGGCGCTGATTTCCGTGTTGCCGAACAGCAAGACCGCGGCAGAAATCACGCCGCAGATCGGCATGTCCTGGATCCCGACCAGCATCTATGAAGAGTTCCTGCTTGAAAAGGCGCGGGTCCGCGCAAGCGTTTCATTCAACGAGCGCACCGGGCAATGGGACGTGCAGGCGGTTTCCGGTCATAAGGGACTCGAAGCAACGCAGGATTGGGGAACCGATCGGCGCAATGCCGCCGATATTCTCGGCTACGCCCTGTCCGGCGCCCCGGTGCGCATCATGTCTTCGGTTGGCTTCGGCAAGGACAAGAAGGATGTATTCGACTCAGTAGCGACTCAGGCCGTCACCGAGAAGCTGAACAACATGCGTGAAGCGTTCAAGACGTGGTTATGGGAAGACCCGGCCCGCGTCGATACGCTGGTGCCGATCTACAACGAGAAGTTCAACAGCATCGTTCCGCGCTCTTTCAACGGCGACCACCTGACCCTGCCCGGCGTGTCAGAACGCTGGATGAAACTTGGCGTGTTCCCGCACGTCAAGCGTGGCGCCTGGCGCATCATTCAGCAGGGCAATACCTACCTGGCGCACGCCGTTGGTTCCGGCAAGGCGCAGCCGCTTGATGCAAAGGTTCTCACGCCGAACGGCTGGAAACATATGGGAGACATAATTCCGGGCGATATGGTTGTTGCTGCCGATGGATCGCCAACAATGGTTGAGGCAGTTTTCCCTCAAGGTGGAAAAGAGATATTCCGTGTTGAGTTCAGCGACGGATCGGCAACTGAGTGCTGCGACGAGCATCTTTGGCTGACGCAAACATATAAGGAGCGCACAGCTTCGCAGCGCGCGACGCGACTCGGGCGCAACTGGCCGCATGGCGCAGCCAAGGTAAGAAGCCTATCAGAAATCAGGAAGACGCTTGTTTCTCCGCACCTTGGGGCAAAGAATCACAGCATCCCGGTAGTTGGTGCGGTCCAGTTTTCGGCGCGCCCATTGCCGCTTGATGCCTATGTTCTCGGCGTACTACTTGGTGACGGCGGGCTTTCTGGTAACTCCGCCGTGCTGTCGTCGGCCGACCAAGAAATCATCGACATGGTAGCCGCGAAACTTCCGGATTATTGCGAGCTTGTTCACCGTGGGCAGTATGACTACACGATTGCTTACCGTGGCGCTGTTCGCTATGCTTCTGGTGGTGGCATGATACCAAGCAATCCTGTTATCAATGCTCTGCGCGATCTTGGTGTATTTGGCCTGCGCTCGCATGAAAAGCACGTCCCCGACCTGTATTTATTCAACTCGACGGAAACCCGCGTTGCGCTACTGCAAGGTCTTCTTGATACGGACGGGTGGGTTGAGGGAGGCGGAAGGTCGCTACGCTTCACCACCGCTTCTACAAAACTCGCTGATGGCGTTGTTTCGGTTGTCCAATCGCTTGGTGGTGTTGCTACACGCCGCTCACGCTTGCCGTCCTACACTTACAATGGCGTGCTCAAGATTGGCCGAGAGGCGCACGAACTGACCATTGCGCTGCCGCCGACAATCAAACCGTTCAGGCTTAAGCGCAAGGCCGAAAAGTTCATTCCGCGCACCAAGTACGCCCCGGTGCGCTACATCACCAATGTTGTTCCTGTCGGAACCAAGCCTGCACAGTGCATCCTCGTTGCGCATAAGGATCATTTGTATGTGACTGACGATTTCATCGTCACGCACAACACGAACCAGATGATTATTTCGGCAATGGAGCAGAAGCGCCTCGGGCTGATTCAGAAACCGATGATGGTTGTTCCGAACCACATGCTCAAGCAGTTCTCTTCCGAATGGATGGACCTCTACCCGGCTGCCCGCCTGATGGTTGCCGACGAAGCCAGCTTTACCGGCGACAACCGGCGCCGCTTCGTGGCGCGTGCCGCGCTGTCCGACCTGGACGGGGTAATCATCACGCACTCAGCGTTCAAGCTGCTCGACCTGGATCCTGTCTTCAAACAGAAGAAGATCGAGGAACAGCTTGAATACCTGCGCGCTGCGCTGAAAGAGGTTAGCGATACCGACAAGAAAGACAAAAACGGAAAGACCAAGAGCCGCGATCCAAAGGTTAAGCAGATCGAGCGCAAGATTGAACGGTGGGAACAGAAACTCGCAGCAACGATGTCCAGCGAAGGCAAGGACAAGAACGTGCGTTTCGATGAAATGGGCGTCGACATGCTCTACGTTGATGAAGCACACGAATTCCGCAAGCTGGAATTTGCGACACAGCGCCAGGTCAAGGGTATCGACTCTGGCGGTTCAGACCGCGCCGCCGATCTGCACATGAAAGTCCAATGGCTGCGCGAGAACAAGAACCCGAATCGCAATCTGGTCATGGCCTCCGGTACGCCGGTTACGAACACGCTGGCGGAAATATACTCGGTGCAGCGGTTCATGGCGCCGGATGTGCTGGCCGAGCGTGGCCTTGAAGAGTTCGACCAGTGGGCTTCGATGTTCGGCGCCGAGAGCACCAACATCGAGCCGGACGCCTCCGGGAAGTATGGCCCGGTGACTCGCTTCAACAAGTTCGTGAACGTGGGCGAACTGACGCAAATGTTCCGCGAGTTTGCCGACGTGCTGACTTCCGACTACCTGGCGGCGATGCTTGGCGACAAGCGCCCGAAGGTCAAGGGCGGATCCAGGAACATGATTATCACGCCGAAGACGCCGGCCTATACCGACTTCCAGCGTGACGCGCTGCAACCGCGCATGAAGACTTCGCGTGAGTGGAAGCCGAGCAAAGACGAACCGAACAATCCAGATCCGATCATTGCGATCATCGGTGACGGACGGCTGGCTGCGATCGACTTGAGGTTCATGGATCCCAAGGCGCCGAACGATCCGGATTCAAAGCTGAACCGGATGATTGACGAGGTAATCCGTGTCTACAAGGAAACCGCCGACCGCGAGTTTACGGTTGATGGAAAGCCTGGCAGCAAGATCGAGCCGGCCAAGGGCGCCGTGCAGATGGTCTTTGCCGACCTTGGCTTTGGCGCCGGGGTGGCGGCTAATCGTGGTTTCAATGCCCGCGCCTGGTTCGAGAAGCGCTTGCGCGATGCTGGCGTGAAGCCCGAGCATGTGGCCTTCATGTCCGACAACAAGAAGAGTTCGGCCAAGGTAAAGCTGTTCCGCGACATGAACGCCGGCCGCGTGCGCATTGCGGTTGGATCCTCTAAGAACATGGGTACGGGGGTCAATGCGCAGCAACGCCTGGCTGCCTTGCACCACCTTGATTCGCCGTGGTATCCGGCCGACCTCGAACAGCGCGAAGGGCGCATCGTCCGCCAGGGCAACAAGCACAAGGAAGTCGAGTTGTACACCTACGCCATGAAGGGCAGCTACGACGAGCAAATGTGGTCGACGCTGGCGCGCAAGCAGTTCTTCATTGACCAGGCTTTGTCAGGCGATGCCAATATCCGCGAAATCGAAGACCTTGGAGAATCCAGCCAGTTCGAGATTGCCGCGGCGATGGTGGCGGACGATCCGCGCGTTCTGCAACTGGCCGGCCTGCGCGCCGAGGTCGAGAAGCTGACCCGCTTGCGCTATGCCCATGAAGACCAGCGCGGCCGGATGCAACGCGACTACACGGCAGCCGGTGCGCGCCTCGGATGGATCGAGCGCAAACTTGAAGAGTCCCGCGCCGACGCCGCAAAGGTACAGGACATTACCGGCGACAACTTCACCGCCAAGGCGGACGGCAAAACCTTCAAGACCCGCAAGGAATGGGGCCAAGCGCTCATGGCGCGCTACAAGGATCTGTCCGATCATCTGGTTGAGAAAGAAACGGTCATCGGTAGCATTTCAGGGTTCGATGTGGTCTACGCCGCCCGGATGGGAAAGGAAAGCGTTACCTCGATCACCACCTACACAGACGGAACAGAGAAGACAGAGGTTAGCCGTCGATTTGAAACTGCCGTGGCGCTCAAGGCTTCCGAGCCGGTCCTTATTGCACAGGACGTTACCAGCGATCCGGTTGGCGTTTCCATGCGTGCGCAAAGTGCCCTGGCCGGAATTGCCCGGGCTCCTGCCGCGCTCGAATCAGAAGCGAATGACCTCAAGGCAAAACGCAATGCGCTCGAACATCGCTTGACTGCGCCATTCCCCATGATCCAGATGCTTCTGGACAAGGAGAACGAGGCTGCCGTACTGGAAGATGCGATCGTTGCCAGCGGCAAAGAGCCTGCCGCTGGCGCTCCTATTGGCCTGAAGTACAACAAGGACGAATGGGCCAATGCGACGACGATGTTCTCCCGAGGCAACGGCGCCAGCATGGCCGTGGGCGATCTTAATGCGACGGTCGACCGGGTTGTGCGTGGCTTCAAGAATCTGCCAAAGGTTCATGTCTTCGCCTCGCCGGCCGAACTTTCTACCAAGGATCCGGCACAGAAAGCCCTGGCCGATTTCATTCGCAAGGCTGGCGCCTGGGATGATGTCGAAGGCGCCATGCACCAAGGCGAGATTTACCTGTTCGCTTCCGGCCTGGCCGATGCAGCGCGCGCCGAGCATGTTCTTGCGACGCACGAAGTTACCCACTACGGGCTCCGTGGCGCGATGGGCAAGAGCCTTGATGCCGCGCTGCAACATATCTGGCTGAACAATGCCAGCCTGCGCAAACAAGCCGCGGCTCTGAAGAAGCGCAATGGTCTTGCCTCGAACACCGAGGCGATCGAAGAAGTGCTGGCCGATATTCCGGCCGCCGATCTGGTCAAGCTGAAAGGCTGGCGCCGGGTGGTAATGGCGGTTCGTAACTGGCTGAACAAGGCGGGCGCAACTAACCTTGCTGCCAAACTCGACGGCTGGCTGAATGCCGGGCTGGATGACCAGCAAAAGGCCGATCTGTTTGTTGCTGATCTGGTCAATGCTGCGCGCAACTTCGCCCGCAATGGCAAGCCGGCAAGCGCGATGGACGGTACGCGCCTGGCTGACGGCACACTGGCCGAGGATGTCGCCAAGCAAGAGAAGTGGCTGACTGCCGAGGCAAGGGCGCGCGGCTACAAATCAATTGACGAACTGGCAGAGAAGAACTACCCGGCGTTCGAGAAGCTGGCCGCGCTGTGGCGGGAACGTAATCCCGCTGATGTGCTGTTGTCGCGTGCTGCCGCGGTCGACGTGACAAAAACGCCGAAATTCAAAGCCTGGTTCGGTGACTCGAAGGTAGTGGATGCCAAGGGTAATCCGTTGGTGGTTTATCACGGTACGCCGCGCGACTTCAACGAATTTGATGCCGAGGCCGAGCCGCTTACCTATGAGTCCGATCGTGGCAAGCAGTTCTTCACATCGAGACGCCTTCACGCAAGCATGTATGCTACCTCCGGGGCAGAATACGCAGGCGGCAACGCTAACGTAATGCCGGTATATCTGTCGATCCAGAACCCGCGTATTGAGAATGTTGACGGTTCTCCTGCTAGTTGGTGGGACAATCAGCCAGAATATATGTGGGACATGAACGTTTCGTGGCCTGGGCATGACGGCCTTATCGTGTACGGCGATAACGAAACCATGTTTGTGACCACCAAACCATCACAGATCAAATCCGCCATCGGCAACAGCGGCCAGTTCGATCCGGACAATCCGGACATTCGTTTTAGCCGGCCGACGCCTACGGCGACCGCCGCCGAGCGCGCCGACGCTATCCTGGCAAAGCCGGCCGCAACCTGGCGCCCGGTTGATACGGTCATGCGCGCCATGACGCAAGCGGCGCGTATCGACAAGGCGACCGGATACCTCTACGACAAGGCCGGGGCGCTGCTCGACCGCTACACTCCGGAACAGGTCAAGGCTGGTGTGGTTTCCGACTACGGCGTTCCCGAGTCAGTCATCGACCGCCGCATTGAAATGCAGGGCAAGCAGCGCGCGCAGATCCGCAAGGCCGGCACGCTGCTGGAAAAGCTCTCAACGCTTACCCGGGCCGAAAGCCGCCTGGCTTACGAGTGGATGACCAACAACGACCCGCAGGCTGCCGCGTATTTCGAGAAGCAGCTTTCTCCCGAGTCGATTGCGGTCATGGAAGAAATCAAGGGCATGGTCGATGCGCTGTCGCAAGAAGCCATTGCGCTCGGCCAGTTGTCGCCGGAGGCATTCAAGCGCAACCGCTTTGAGTACCTACACCGTACCTACCTCAAGCACGCCGCCGAACTGACCAAGGGCGAAGCCGGTACACGCCAGCGCGCGATTGCTATCCTGGGCGACCAGTACAAGGGCCGCGGCATGACCGATGCGGTCGACATGGCAAAGGTGCAGAATATCGCGCCCGAGTGGTGGGGCCGCAAGATGCAATCCGGGCAGGCCGACAAGGGCTTGATCGGGGTCAAGTTCGTTCGCTACGAGCGCCGCGCGCCGACCGGCGAGGGCAATGGTGCGCTCGAAACTGCACAAGGCCCGGGCAACACCAACCCGCAGAAGAAAGGCAAGTTGCTGGAAGTAGCCTATTGGCCGGCCGACGAGAAGGTGCCCGCCAAGTATTCGACGTGGGATCAATCCGGCACATGGGAAGTGCGCGACACGAAGGGCGGCAAGCTGATCGTATGGCGTGACTTTACCAAGGCCGAGCGCGTGGCGATGGGCGAGATTGACGAGGCCCGCTACGCTGTCGCCAAGACCCTGCACGGCATGATTCACGATGTCGAGACGGGAAAGTATCTGGAATGGATCGCGCAAACCTACGGCAAGTTGCCGGGCGAAAAGATCGACGGTGAGATTGTCGAGCCTCTTGAATTCAAGGGGCCGTTCGGAAACGGAGTCTTCCCGCCCGGTACGTGGGTGCAAGTTCCTGATATCAAGGTTCCCGGCACGCCGGTTACCAAGTACGGAAAACTGGCCGGACAGTTCGTGCCTGGCCCGATCTGGAACGACGTGCGGCAGACGGTAGGGTTCCGCTACAAGCCGATGGGCGAGATTTACGCCAAGATCCTGTCGGCGTGGAAGACCTCGAAAACTGCCTTGTCGCCGGCCGTGCATACGAACAACATCATGGCGAACTTCGTGATGGCCGATTGGCACGATGTTTCTGCCGGGCACATTGGAAAGGCGCTGCGCATCATCCTGGGCGCCAGCCAGCGTACCGGCAAGGGAATCATCGGCCGTACCGGCAACGCTGTTTCGCGCGCCGGCATGGCTGACGCCGACGCTGCCCGCGAGATTATCAACCGCTTCCATGAGTCCGGCGCCAACATGGGGTCTTGGGTCAATGCCGAGTTGCAGAAGGAGCAACTTGAACCGCTGCTCGATGCGCTCGAACAGGAACTCGGTACGGCCGGCCAGCACGCCCCAGGCCAGGTCGGCGCTTTTGCTGCGCTGCAACTTGCCTTGCGGCTCCGCTTCCCGTCCGCCTGGGAGGCCGCAAAGCCGACCGTGGGCGCTCGCGCTGTGACTACCGAGGCGCGCAGCCTGATCGACCTCTACGAAGCCGAGGATCAGGTCTTCCGCCTGGCGGCCTGGCTCAAGGCCAAAGAAGACGGCGAAAGCGATCTGGTTGCCGGCCGCCGTGCTCGCAAGTCCTTCCTCGACTACCACATCAACGCGCCGTGGATTCAGGCCATGCGGCAAACCGCGCTGCCCTTTGTCAGCTTCTCGTACCGGGCTATCCCGATGGCGCTGGAAATCGCCGCCAAGAAGCCGCACAAGTTGATGAAGCTCGCTTTGTTCGCTGGCCTTGCGAATGCCCTTGGCTACCTGCTGTCGGGCGGTGACGAGGACGACGAGCGCCGCTTGTTGCCAGAGGAAAAGGCCGGGAACATTTGGGGCATGGTGCCGAAACTTGTTCGGATGCCGTGGAACGACAAGCACGGCTCGCCGGTCTTCATCGACATCCGCCGCTTCGTTCCGGTTGGCGATGTCTTCGATACCGGCATGTCGAACGCTGCCGTCCCGATCCTGCCCATGCTGACGATCGGCGGGCCGCTGGCGGTGCTGTCCGAGTTCATGGCGAACAAGAGCCAATTCACCGGGCGCCCGATCACCCTCGAAACAGATACCGCGACGGAAAAGGCAGCCAAGGTTGCCGATCATCTGTACAAGGCATTCGCTCCGAACATCGTTATCCTGCCTGGAACGCACGCATTTACCAACGTCTCCAATGCTGGATCAGGCCGCACCGATTCGTTCGGGCGTGAGCAGTCTGTCGCGCAGGCCGGGCTATCCAGCTTCGGTCTGAAGGTTGGAAGCTACCCGGCCGACGTGCTGCAACTCAACGCGAAGCGCCAGGCCCAAGGTCAGATGATGGAGATTGATCGCCAGCTAACGCAGTTGAAGCGCGAGCGTTCCCGTAGCGGGATTGACGATGACGAGTTCAGCGACGAGCGCGATGCGCTGATTGTGAAGAAACGCGGCATTGCCGAGGATCTTCAAAGGCGATTGACTGGACGCTGAGAACAAAGGCCGGCGATAATGCCGGCCTGAGTTTTGAGGAAGTGAATCAACTTTTGAGGAACTAAGTTAGCGGCTACTATCGCTGTAATTGTTGGTGCCCAGGAAGGGACTCGAACCCCCACGGAGTTACCCGCTAGTACCTGAAACTAACGTGATTTGAGTCTATATCTACGTTTAAGCTGATTTCCGTTCCGCAATCCAGTAGAAATACTGGATAAATAGAATCAATCACTTGGGTTGTGCGGAACACTGTTTGCGGAACAGCTATCCTAGACAAGTCGCCTAACCCTTTCCCATTGCTGCCTGTCGCAGTCATGCCCTAGATTCTTGTATTTATTGCCGTTGGCTCTGTCTTCGTCATCCTGTGCAAATGCTTCTTCAAGATCGCGCTTGATGATGCTTCTTGCACTTGGAGATAAGTTCTCCCACTGCTCGATAAGCCAGTCTGCACAATCGCTAACGATGTATGTCATTCGACCAAGGCAATAACGGAATGCTGCTATTGCCATAAGGTCATCACGTCCGAAGTTTAATTTGCTCATTCTGCCACCTGCGCAATCATGTCCAGATGGGGCTGGCGAATCCAGAATCCACTGGCTGCGCTTTTGCAGATATTGCTTCCTTCCAATCCTCTCCTGAATTCTCCTTGCGGGTCAATCCACGAAAGAATCTTGACCTCTTTCATCTTCGGCTGGCGAGGGCGACCACGGAAGGTAAATGATTTCTGCCATGCCATTCCACTCCAAGTCGCAAAACCGTCTCCGCAACGATATTCAATCTCCCAATTTTCAGCTTGAGCCTTGGCTACATCTTGCAAGGTTGGTAGGTCAATCCAGTTTTCAGTTGTCATCTTTTCCACCTTTTACTATTACGGCTAGCCCAATAAAACGGGCGTTGCCTTGTTGTATATGAGTATGTCCAATAGGTCATTCAAGAAACTCCTCGTGATAAAGAGGCACAATCTTGAGTACAAGCGGTGGGCCTTCTACCCGCTTGACTGTAGCCTCGGCTTGCTTGAAGCTATCATAGATTTGATAACGTACCCAGCCCTGATTTTTGTCAGGACGTGACACCCATACTTCCCACGCACTTGCCCAACGGCTGAACTTGCGGGTATCTGGCGTTTTCATCATCTCGGCGTTGAGTTCGC